AGGCGTCTGACCTAATCAATGCCGGTGTGAATATTGACGAATGGGAAGTTTCAGTAAATACCGGCGTGGGTACGCTTACTTTAGGGTAACAATTCCTAGGGCGATTAGCTCAGTTGGAAGAGCACCTCGTTTACACCGAGGACGTCGGCGGTTCGAGCCCGTCATCGCCCACCACTTACGGGATGCGGTGAAATCTGACAGCGCATGCGCTTTAGGGACAGAATGCCCCGGATTTAAATCACGTCATCCCAACCATGACTATAAGGAGAAATAACATGAAAGATAATTTTACTGACCGCGAAGCTGATAGGCTTTTTTTTGTTTTAGTCGGATCAGGCATCTGCGCATTATTGGCATGCCTTGTCATTCTATAATTGATATCATAAAAATGAAGTGTTGAACACCTTCTTTCGGTAGTGTATATTTTTTAAATGCGACATTATAAATGCATAGTGTTCTTATTTGAGGACGTCACGGAAGGCAAAAAGAAATGATGTTGATAGGGGCGTCTATAGGCATTTTAATTGCCGGCGCATTGAGTTCTATTATTGGGCTGGAACGTGAAATTCATGGCCAGCCCGCAGGTCTTCGAACGCACATGATATTGGGTGTTGGTGCATCTCTAGCCGCCATACTTTCAATAGCATATTCTCAACTTTTATCAAGCCCAGCATTTCCTTCTGATCCAGGAAGGATTGTGGCTCAGGTTGTAAGCGGCGTGGGCTTTTTAGGTGCCGGTGCTATATTGAGATTTGGGGTGACAATCAAAGGCTTAACCACCGCTAGCTCGTTATGGACAACGGCAATCATAGGAATCGCATGTGGCAGTGGATTTTACGGAATTGCCGTAGCTACTACTGCGCTAGTGTTGGTTATTCTTACTATCATCACAAAGGTCGAGCATCGTCTTTTGACTACGTACAAAACTCGTACTCTTAAGGTAACGGTGGAGGACCGGCCGGGTATTGTTAATGAAGTACGTTCGATATTGGAAGAGCAAAAAGTAAAGATTGTTTCATTAAATGCCAGTATGCCCAATAAGACAATATTAAAGTTGGGACTAATCATTCGTACACCTTCTGATTTGCGTATGGACACTCTTATAGGGTGTATTAATCGCCTAGACGCAGCTCAGTCTATGGAGGTGGAGTGATGACTAAGCTTGACTCTTTGAACAAAAAAGCGCGAGTGGCGGAATTGGTAGACGCGCAGGATTTAGGTTCCTGTGTCTTACGGCGTGTGGGTTCGAGTCCCACCTTGCGCACCAATAGTTGCATGATACGGGGACATTCTTGTGGGTGAAATAAATGCCGACCTCAAAGAAAATACTATTGCAATTGATTTTGATGGTGTAGTTCATAAATACTCACAAGGATATCAGGGGTTCTATAATGCATATGATCCCCCCACAGAAGGCACTAGAGAGGCGCTGGAGGCTCTTAAGAGTAAGGGTTATAGGTTAATCATAATATCCAGTAGGGACGTAGGGACCATACGAAAATGGCTAGCTGGCCACGATATGGAGCATTATTTCGATGACGTTACTAATATCAAGCATCCCGCGAAATATTATATTGATGATCACGCAATTCGTTTTCCTAAGGACGAAGATAATCCACGGGAAAAGGTACTAAAAATTATTGACTAGTATATATGCCATTGTAGCTCAGTTGGTAGAGCAGCTGATTTGTAATCAGCCGGTCGGAGGTTCAAGTCCTCTCAATGGCTCCAAATAATTATGCCCCCGTAGCTCAGATGGATAGAGCAACGGACTTCTAATCCGTAGGTCACAGGTTCGAATCCTGTCGGGGGTACCATATAGGAGATAACATTGAATAATCATCAAGATATTTTGGTTTTCATGAGAATGATAGAGAAGGGAATCATTCCCTTTGATAATCTAGATTCGCGTATTTCTATTGATCACGCAATGCTTACTATGACGCCAAAAGAGCGTAGGCGATGCAAAAGAAAGTTTAGAAAGCTTTGGCGACAAGCCTTAAAGTCTTCCGCATCCACCCCCGCGGAACTTTTTAGTCTAAAAAAGTCATGTGGTTCTGGTATGGGCCCTGTCGACGTGCAACACCACCACCGTGTTAGTCGTGCGATTATGGTATACCGCTTGTTGCTTTCACAAGTTTTGATAGAGAAAGATTGACACTTTCTTTATTATTTTCATTAACGTCTAGTACTAGCTGGTTTAGATTTATATTTATTCCATTATAATGGGAGGATCTCAATGTCTAGACGTTTGTTGAGTGAACAGGAAGAATCAAGTAAAGAAATTATTAATGTGGCTATTGTTAAATCAATAGCGCAGTCTCCTCTGACATTAGATGAGCTTAAAAATATCGAACATGTTGACATCGCAACGCTGATCGTTGAGCATGAGCTTTCATATCCTGAAGCTGACAGGGTGGTTAATTGGGTTAAGAATGAGGTCTATCGTCATAATGCCCAAGATGTAAGCTATGGTGGGTCCGGTGATACAGACCTTGTCACGGAGTCTACAACCCGACCCCGCACCCTGAGAGGAATTATTCAGGAAGAGATTGACAACATTTTTAAGAAACGATAGCATGAAACTTAGGCTTTCACAACTAAGGTATATCATAAGCGAGGCTGTTGCCAGCGTGGAACCACGTGATGAAGATGATCCCATCCCACGTGGTTATTCACATGGTGATGGGGAGACGCTCATGCTTGATAAAGAGGGCATGGAGAAGTCAGACCGTGAGAACGTAAAAAGATACCTCACGGCGATGGGTATAATGAGGGCATGAGCAATAAATATTTATTGTGGATATTGAATAGGGAAATATAATATGAGTTTAAAGAATGCAAAAGCCGGCGCAATGTCAGTCGGACATTATCAAATATCTTCGATACCATGGGTGACTTCATCCATCCTAGGGGCTAACCAGCCACATGGAGTTCGACAATTTGATCTGCCTAGACTATCAAGGTTCTTATATATAAACCTTACGAGTGCTGACAACCAGCAAACCGCCCCCCATGATGCTCGTCTTGCTATAAGTTTTACCTCAGGTGGGATGGATCCCACACATAATCGCCAGTTTCCTCACTTTTTTGAACTAACCCCCAGTCAGCAGGTCACACTGGACGTGAGGGTGGATCGCTTTTACCTCTCCGCGTCGAAGGGATCCCCAGAATTCAGTGTTGTGGCCGGTTTAACGATGATTGATACGGACATGCAGCCACAGCTAACTGGATCCCTGCGGGGAGCCTATAGCGGGGTGGGATAGCCACCCGCCATATACGATGACATCAGCTGATGAAAAAAAGCATGGCTACTCATCCGACAAACATCAGTATCTAATTGATGAACTTAATTTTTTAAGATCGGAGTATGAACGTGCGAAAGCAGTCTTTCAGGTTGCACAACAAGAGTTCCAGCATGCGCTTCGTATAGCACAATCGAAAAATCGCTCACCTCAAGATCCCAAATCGGGTGCCTTTACCAATCCAAACCTGGATATGAATGACAATTTGCTTGATGACCTACCTTCTGCACCTACAATAGATAATAAAAAAATTAAGGGAATGTTTAAGGAGATCGCCAAGGCAACCCACCCCGACAAAGTGCTACCCCAGGGCAACACTGGCACTGATGAGCAGGTAGAGCGTACGCTCATGTTCCATGAGGCGAAGAAAGCATCGGAGTTGAACGATTGGTATACGTTATTTTGCATTGCAGACAAGCTCGGGATGAACCTAGAAAAAAAAGGGCAAGAGTATCGTAATATACTCAAACTTACAATAAATAGTTTAAAGGATTCGCTAGGTGCACTTTCACGAGATCCAGCGTGGCTGTGGTATCATTCCTCGGATGTTATGAAGAAAAAAATTATTAATCAATTCATAAAAATAATGTAAAATAATTCATTGTAAGGATGAGCCATGAAAAGAGAAACACTAATCGCGGAATCAGCGGGCTTTCCGGGAGTAAGGCTACTAGAAACAGGTGCAATTGCCGTGTATACTGGGAAATGCACAGGCCGATCACCCAACGCCAAGTTTATTGTCGATGACAATATAACACACGAAGAAATAGATTGGGAGCAAAATTCAAGCTGTACGCCCGGCGAGTGGGCTGAGCTTCTTAATAACGCACTGGATTTTGAGAAAGAAAATAAGACCTATGATCAGAACCTATATGCGGGACGAGATGAAACGTGCCAGGTGGGTGTTAATGTCAAGACGTCTACACCATGGCATGCTCTTTTTGCCAATAACATGTTTGTTAGAGAAAGGCAAGATCCGGTTGCGCCGAGTGTATGCTGGACGTTGCGCGCATACCCTCAGTTGCAGGAAGAGCCAAGGGTCTTTATAAATTTCTCTTGCAAGAGTATTATAATTACAGGGACTCATTATGCTGGTGAGATTAAGAAAAGTATTTTTACTGTCTTAAATTTTGTCTTACCACCTATGGATATCTTACCTATGCATTGTTCTGTTAACGCAAAAAAAGATGGCACAAATGCTGCTGTATTTTTCGGCCTGTCTGGGACTGGAAAAACTACGTTATCCGCTGACAAGGCTAGGATGTTAGTCGGTGATGATGAGCATGGCTGGTCCTCAACTCGTCTTTTTAATTTCGAGGGGGGGTGCTATGCAAAAATGATAAACCTAAGTCCGACAGCCGAGCCTGAAATCTGGAATGCTGTACAGACGAGTGGCGCAACCCTGGAAAACGTTGTAATCGACAATGGGGGCATGCCCGACTTTAACGACGGAAAGTATACCGAAAATACTCGTGGCTCTTATCCTGTCCACCATATATCTAATGCTTCATCTACGGGAATCTGCGACCCACCGGAAAATGTCGTATTTTTGACATGTGATGCTTTTGGTGTTCTACCACCGGTCTCTAAACTGTCAGCACAAGAAGCCATAGATCATTTTTTAATGGGATATACTGCGAAGGTGGCGGGTACTGAAGAAGGCGTCACTGAACCTGTTGCCACCTTTTCCCATTGTTTTGGTGGCCCATTCATGCCCAGGAAACCTCAAGAATATGCCTTACTCTTACGCAGACGAATTGACGAGTGTGGTGCAACATGCTGGCTAGTTAATACCGGCTGGTCCGGAGGAAAACATGGTGTTGGTTCTAGAATGCCAATCCAAGTTTCTAGAAGTATTATTAATCTTATCTTGTCCGGTGAACTAAAGCAGTCAGAGTTTAGAACGCACACCTACACGGGCCTATCTATCCCTATCACCACTCCGGACCTAACTTTAAATTCATATGTTACACCGGAAGAAAACTGGGAATCGCTTAAGCAGTATAGGGAAGTGTGTGATAGTCTAATGTCTATGTGGGAAAAAGAACTAAAGAAGTATGACCACTAGTAATTGTGGAAAAACATTTGATCATTTTGCCATAAATGTTTCATTCATCAGAGCGTCAGTAGAGTGGTACAAACTTGAATGTTCTGCTGTTGTGCTTTACGAGGACGAAAGTTGGGCACTCTTGGAAGTGGGTGGTATAAAGCTAGCTTTGACACTAGGCAGTCAGCACCCACCCCACATAGCATTTAGGTGCAGGGATAGGCACGAATTGGAGCGTAAGGGACCTTCCATAGGTTGTCATCGAGACGGTACGGAGTTTTTATACACTTCGGATTTAGATGGTAATTTTATTGAATGGATATATTATCCCCAAAACCGTGAGGGAAAGAATGATAATAAAGAGTGAGAAACTATTAAGCGAAGATGAGTTAGTTATTGAAGATAACGAGGCGCAGAAGTTTGGGGTAATCTTGGCAGATCCTCCCTGGCGCTTTAATGACAATCTCAAGTATGAGAAGAGAGACAAGACCGTGAGGGGAGTTAATTATATGTACCCCACACTAGATCTCTCAGCAATCGCCCGCTTGCCGATCAGCGACTTGACTGCAGAAAATGCGTTATGTGCGCTTTGGGTACCTTCAGCATTCTTAAAGGCTGGAATGGATATATTAGAGGCGTGGGGATTTCAGTATAGACAATTGTGGATATGGGGGAAAACATCTAAAAGGGATCCTCTTAATTTAGCGTTTGGGATGGGACGCCTTGCCCGAAACTGTCATGAACCGTGTCTTGTCGGCATAAAGGGAAAGTATACTAAATACTTAAAGAACCATTCACAACGAAATCTTTTTATGCATCCTACCATGAAACATTCACAAAAGCCAGAATCTATTCAGGATAGTCTGGATCTGATGTTTCCGGAATGGGACAAGCTCGAGCTATTTGCTCGTCGTGACCGTAAGGGGTGGACATGCATCGGGAATGAGGCACCGTTAACGGCAGGTGAAGATATCAGAGACTCAATTAGTGATCTAGTAGGATATGATGTAATGAACACGCCGAAGGGATAGTAGCGTATGAAAGATCTTTATTCTATATTGGGCCTGCAAAAATCAGCTTCACAATCTGAGATTAAAAAAGCTTATCGAGGTCTGGCTAAGAAATACCATCCTGACAAAAACATAGGTGATGAGGCAGCCGAGGAAAAGTTTAAAGAGATTTCACAGGCGTATGAGATCTTAAGCGATCCTGAGAAAAGGGAGCAGTATGATAACCCTGCTTCTGGGCGTGATCCCTTTGGCGGTTTCGGGGATATGTTTTCTAGCTTTGAGGATATATTCGGTAGCTTTTTTGGTGGTTCAAATGCTTCACAGGCCCAGCAGAGAGATCCCAGGCTTGACGTTGATGTTGAGGCTTCACTATCTTTTGAAGAAGCGGCCCTAGGGTGTGAAAAAGAAATACGGTTTAATATAAGGGAGGCATGTGTTGAGTGCACAGGTACCGGGTGTCGTCCGGGTACAACACCCCTAGTATGCAAAACCTGTTCGGGTGCGGGCAGGACCAGCGTTAAGCAAGGCTTTATGGTTGTTACTCTGCCGTGTAATGCCTGTAACGGTCATGGCAAGGTCATTGCCACCCCCTGCGGTTCTTGTAAGGGCCAGGCAGTCGTGAGTAGTCCTAGGAACTTGCGTGTCAATATACCGGCCGGCGTGGAGTCGTCTAATATTATTTCTTATGATGGTGAAGGTCATGAGGAGGGGGGCATGATGATGTCTCGTGGGAGTCTTAACGTACACATTCGCGTAGCCCCCTCGAAATCATTTCGTAGGAATGGGATGAATATAATCTCAATCCAAACCCTTGACTATCCCACAATGGCCCTAGGGGGCCTAACAGATATTCAGACGGTCCACGGAACAGTTTCAGTAAGGGTTCCTCCAGGATCACAGGTTGGATCATACCTCAAGCTTCATGGGAAAGGGATAAAGAAGACGGGTGACGTTCCAGGCGATCACTTGGTACAACTGACCGTTAATATTCCTCCAGACCTTACGCCCAAGGCTAAGGAACTTTTGGAAGAATTAAGAAAAAATTTATGAACACTTCAACGTTAGTTGATACTCTTAATTAAGAAAAGATAGGTAAACGATGTCACTAAATAATGAGCTAAAAAGTTTAAGAGAAGAAAACCAAGATCTTCGTGAGAAACTTGAGACAGCACATAGAGAGTTAGCAGACTCCGTAAGGGCTGAAATCGAACTCAAGTTTAAAGTTCAAGAGCTCTTTGAAATAGTAGACGAATTAAGAACCAAGAGTACAACAAAGGAGAGTAAGGAAGTTGGGTCGTAGCACAGGTACTAAGAAAGCACTTCAAAAGAAAAAGAAGACGTCAATTGGTAGAGGAAAATTTACGAAATATCATAGCAAAGGAGGGGGTCCTAATGGCTCCACAAAAAGTAAAAACTACAAAAAAAGATCTCGAGGCCAAGGAAAAAAACGATAACTCCGTATCGCCTTTATACGGTCTGCCATGGTCAACCGTAGCAGAGTTTAAGCTTTACGAAGAGGCATCCCATAAAAAAGAGGAATTACTGAGGGATAATATTGATGGGTGCGCAAAGATCCGGAGGACTTCCAAAGATACCTTTGTTGTAAAATTCCGAAGTTTACAGCCCCCTCAAAAAAGTAAGAACAAGAAAAGAAAATCTAAAAAGTCGTAGGCTTAATCGTGCAATTTCTCTGAATATATGGTATAATGTATATGTAATCAGGGAGGCAACAGTGGCCAGGAAATCTATCCAACTTCGACTTTCACAAACACGTGACCTTATTGCTGCCTATGAGGCAGCTGGTCTTGGAGATGACAAGGCATGCCAGTTTGCCAAAGACATGGAATATCGTCTGGCACAAAATAAAGGCCTTACCTCCAAGCGCCGCCAGTGGCTGGATTCTCTTATTGAAGATGGTGTACCTCCGGCCCAAAACGAAGCCCGCGTTAATAAGATTATCGCAGCTGCTAACCTTCGTGGCATGGAGCAAAAGCATCGATTTCTTATGTCCTTCGCTGTTCAACTACGAAAGGGATGGGCTCTTAGCGAGAAACAAGAACAATGGCTAGGGGAGATGATGGCTCAAGCGGACAAGATCCAACAAGAAGGATTATGGTCACCTGATGAAGAGCTAGCTGAAAAGATGAGAATTGCCGTTGACATAGGGTCAAGCAAGAATGGGTGGTATTGGCAGCATCGCCCTGGTACAGCCAAGGCCCACGATAAAGTTTTGCAGTGGTTGGCCGATCCCGAAAATGTAGTTGTTGAAGAGTGGGCATGCAATAAGCTGTTGTCGGCGCATAAAAAGACATTCTCAGAGCTTGAAAATCCCAGGCACCAAGTGGGGGCAATGTGTTATTATGAGGGCAACGTGGGAATTATAACCGGCGCGCCTTATGTCACAAAGCGAGGCAAATTAGTCTACCCTGTTCTGGTAGCCGGTAATGACGTAGAAGTCGAATCGTCCAATATTACTAAACGAAAGGGAAAAAGAAAGTAGTCACGGATTAACTTTACGGATCACGTCTATTATTATGGAATGATGGACGGAAACAAGCGCGTGGAGATGGTTCGTGAACTTTTTCGTATGACCTATATCTGTCAGTACACTGATAAAGAGATATTTTGCTTAGGCCTACGAACACGGGATGATGTCTCTCTTTTTATACGCGAATACTTTTTCGACAATGCATCAGAGCTTGGTACAAGAAGAGGGGTTTTCACCAAGAGGGTTAACCTTGTTTGGTCAAGAGTTGAACAACCCTTTAAAAGGGTCGAGAATGAGGGGGGTGTAGGTGTATACTTAGTTGAGCGTCGCTTTATTCGTCGCCCTATAACGTATATTTTTGCACGTTCTTATGATGAGGCAGATCATCTCATGAAGCTGTTTTTTTCTTGCCTCTTTCCAGACCATGTCTGGATCCGCACACGCTTTATCTGTTTTGGTCAACCACATGATGTCTTGCAGTATAACGCAAAGGTATTATTAGGGCTGGAAGAAGAAATTAACGCAGTCGCCAAAAGAGCTGATAACCTAGAAAAAGAACTACAGCTTAAGAAGACCCTAAGAGAGGTGATAGTTAATACCCAAGATCATATTCTAGAAAACAATTAGCCGTCGGTGGGTTCTTAATTTAACTTTTCTGATATTACGCTATACTTAATGTTCTCAATGCTAAAAAGGTGACATAACAAAATGAGTAAATTTGTGAAGGATAATTTCGCGTGGTTCTTGGTCATGGCCGTCTTTGTATTCGTCGGTATTTTAATTCAGTGTGTAGCGAGTGGGTATGAGCCCGAGCCGGCAAGTGGTGAGATATACGATGCCCCCTCTTCCCCTACAAAAAAGTCACTGTACAAAGAAATTGATGAACACCCTGAGAATGAGTTGATCAGGGAGATTCCCCAGGTGGATGATATCCCGCTTTTGGAGAGTGATATTCAACCTACTGATGGACCAGTCTCGCTTTATAATATGGATCCAATGACACTTGGCGGGACGCCCACCCCTCGATTTATGCGAGCGGCTATTCTTCGCCATTCACCTCGTTGTGATGCACCAACGGTTCGCATGCAGACCAGCAATTTTTAAACTTATAGCTCCACGCCAGTATATTTGGAATATGAAAGACCTGGTGGAAAAGTTTTTAGCAAGAGTGCCTGTTGGATCGGTAGTAAAAATTTCCCAAGAATGCAAGAGGCAGGTTGGCGATGCTGTGGATTCCGCCCGCGTAAAGTTCTTAAAAGCAAAACTTGACGAGTCCAGCCAGGAAATTATTTTTCTAAAAGACGAGAATAAAAGGCTTAAAAGGGCTCTATCTAATATCACTTCGTATGTGTACAAAGAGAGTGCACATGTACAGAAGTATGTCAAAAATTTAAAAAAGGAAAAGGTAAGTGAGTAAAGTTGTTTTAGTTGTTGGGACCGGTACGATCGGGGAGCCCCTCATTGCGATGCTAGCACGTGCTAGGACAGAACTAGGGATTGATAAGTTACTATTTTATAAGCGTACCCCTCTTCTAGACGAAAAGGCGAAGGTCGAGAGTCTGTGTTCAATGGGTGCAATGCTTGTAGTTACAAATGAATCAATGAAATCCAGGTTTGAAGACTTGGGTCACCAGGTTTATGATACATTCGAAAATGCTCTGATCAATTCAGATGTTGTTATTGACTGTACACCTGCCGGGAATGAAATGAAAGAGAAGTACTATATCCCGATTCAGGATACACATCCCAAAGATCGATTATTTATTGCACAAGGGAGTGAGAAGGGATTCGGAGTACCTTATGCGTATGGTATTAATGATGAAGTTTTAGATAGTGAGTCTCCTTCTTTTATACAGGTTGTAAGTTGTAATACACACAACATCGCTTGCCTCTTGAAGTCATTTTCTGATAATTTTTCTAATATTGTAATGGGAGATTTTGTATGTATTCGTCGGGCAAATGACGTTAGTCAACGAGGGAGTTTCATTGCATCTCCGGAGGTAGGAGAACACTCCGACGAATTATGGGGAACACACCATGCAAGAGATGCTGCTGATCTCATAGCAACTGTGGCTGAGCCGCCGAACCTTTATTCTTCTGCTATGAAAGTTAATTCTCAATATATGCATGTAATTCGATTTAGTATCGTTGTCGAAGGTGCGCTTACGCAGGACGATATTTTAAAAAGGTTAGGTGAGAATAAAATGATTTCTCTGACGCAGAAGACACAGTCCGGAAGGGTCTTTAGCTTTGGGCGCGATCACGGCCAGTATGGAAGGATATACAATCACACCGTCATACCCACCGTAACACTACAGACACAGGGGGGCGAGTCTAGCGAGGGCCATAATGGAACTCGAATTACAGGCTTTTGCTTTACGCCTCAAGACGGAAATTCTTTAATTAGCTCAACGGCAGCTATGCTACATGGTATACATGGTGATAAGAGAAACACTTTTGATTCATTCTTTGATAAGATGCTATATGACGAACTCTAGAGTCTAGACAATAATGTCATATTATTTTTATATTTTTTTGAACATCAATAGTGATTAGAATAAAATTAACAATATTCGATTAATGATAGTCGGATATAAAAAATAATTTTATTCAATCAAAGGAAAAATAATGAATTATACCAAGTCTAAGTCTACATCACGTTTTCAATACACAGTCAATCGCAACAACACCGCCAAAGCCGCGGGTTCTAATGTTGTAACTATTCAGACTAAGCCGTCGACTGATGGCCAGTATAGCGTAGGACAATCCAGTCTGACACTTACAGTGCGTGAAGCCAAGGCTTTGAATCGTTTTCTTAACGACACTCTAGCGGACGATGTTTTCCCAGTAAAGTAATGTAACATGCCGCAGGAAGGCCTGGGCTTACAGAGGTCTTTTAATTCATAAAGAAGGTTTAATTTAATGAGCAAAAATAAAGTACAAAATGATAATACCGTGACACTGCACTATCGCGGTACTTTTGATGACGGCACAGAGTTTGACAGCTCCTATGACCGTGAGCCTCTAGAGGCGAAGATAGGTGCAGGACAACTTATTCCCGGCTTTGAGAGTGCAGTAGTCGGAATGGACGTTGGGGAGAAAAAGACAGTTTGTGTCTCGCCGGAAGAGGGATATGGACCTTCACTAGCTGAAGCCATCCAGGTAGTCCCTAAGACACAATTTCCTGACACATTTAATTTTGCTGTCGGCGCAATGGTGTCGGGCCAAAATGAGGATGGCCATCCACTGGTTGCCAGAATAGTTGAAGAAGATGTACAAACTGTGACCCTAGACTTCAACCACCCCATGGCTGGAAAAAATCTAAATTTTGATATTGAACTACTTACTGTTCAATAACTAAAAAACCGCAGGGAGGCACGGGGTTCATGTTGAAGATAGGTGTCTCAACCCATAACACACACACACAGAGGAGAAAAAAATGGGTGATAAAAATAAAAGCGGATATGAACTACGTAGTGATTTGCTAGGAATGGCAATTGGAATTGTTGACCAAAGGGTTAATCGTTTGTTCGAGAATGAGCATATGAAGCCTGAAGGCCAGCGAAATGCAGTCCAGCCTTTCACAACTGAGGATGTAATCGCGGAGGCTGAAAAGCTTTATAATTTTGTTCAGAAAAAATAATTAATTCTTTGTTATACAAGGAAGAGTAGCAGGATATTATCATATCTCCGCAGGGAGGCCCGGGGTTACAGGGGCCTCATTTTTTTATAAAAAGAGGAAAAAATGAGAAGTTTATTTGCTGTCATAATGACAGTTTTTTTTATGTTTGTTGTACCCGGGTGTGGTGATGATGCTGAAACTGTTCCAGCGTCAAATACTGCTGATGTCACTGAGCCGAGTGATACCCAGGATAATGATACATTATCACCTGAGGTAACTGACGATGCGTCACCCGCTGGTGATGATTCGGCCAGCACTGATGAAGACGCATCCAACACTGATGAAGACGCATCCAACACTGATGAAGGAGGAGAATAAATGAAGTATTTTACTAATAAGCGATTTTTGTTGTCTTTAGCCGTTGCCGGCGTAATCGGCGCCGGATACTTTGGGTTTAACTATTTTAGTAACACCACTGTGACAACACAGGCTGTTGTAGATGGTACAAAGTCCACCGAAGTTGATGAGACGACTGTACCGGCTATAACTACAGAGAAGCCCATCACGACCCAACCGGCGGTCGTTAATGAAGTTCCGGTAGTTACTACCCCTCAAGTTAATGTTGAAGAAGACAAGATTGACACAGAGAAGAACGCCCCAACCAAATAATGGTTGTCCGCAGGGAGGCCCGGGGTTACAGGGGCCTCATTTTTAACTTTAAATGAGAATATAAGACGTATGAATACAGGTAAGATTAAGTTTTTTAATAATAGTAAGGGTTTTGGCTTCATTGTCCAAGATCATGGGGAAGATATCTTCTTCCACGTTTCACAACTTCATGGCGAAACCACAACTGAGGGTAAGAGGGTTGAGTACGAAGTTGGTGAAGGTCGAAAGGGCCCGTGTGCTATGAATATTAGAGAAGTGAATAGCTACTAAGCAGTAGATCCCCGGGCATAAAATTCCATGTGCCCTATTTTTTTAAGTATTTTCGTGCATAGCGATAGGGTTCCAGTGTATAATGGTAATATACTTTAGAGGGGACTAAATGCTTCGGCTGATCCAACGGGTGCCACAGAAGGTTATGATTGCATGTTCAGGTGGCCCTGACTCTATGGCTGCGTTAGATTTTCTAAGCAGAGGTAGGAGGGACGTTGGAGTTGCACACTTTAATCACGGTACCGACCACTCTTCGAATGCAGAGTCGTTCATTCGGGATTATTGCAACACACATGATATTCCGCTAGTGGTTGAAAAAATTACCAAGCCCAAGCCTTCATCTGAAAGCTGGGAGGAGTATTGGCGAAATTCCAGGCTAAATTTTTTTAGATCGCTCAATACCACCATTGTGACTGCTCATCATCTAGATGATGTATGTGAGTGGTGGGTTTTTTCTTCACTCCATGGAAATCCCCGGCTGACACCTTCACGTAATGGAAATATAATTCGCCCTTTTTTATTGACACCAAAATCAGAGTTAGTGAAATGGTGCATAAACAAATCAGTTCCTTTTATCGTAGATCCTTCAAATTCTGACATTAAGTACCGTCGTAACTTTATTCGTAACCGTATGATGGAAGATGTCTTCGTTATCAACCCAGGATTACATAAAACTATTTCAAAAAAAATTAAGGCTCGCTTATAAAAATACTGGCGAGTGTTTACTATTGTCTTACGGGCCTCTAGCTCAATCAGGTTAGAGCATCCGGCTCATAACCGGCAGGTTCGGGGTTCAAATCCCCGGAGGCCCACCAAATATTAAAACAAAGTGATTACAATGAAAATTAAATCTTCCGTATGTTTTGACGATGTACTTTTGGTACCAAAATATTCTAATATTCGCTCACGTAAAGACATCAGTCTAGGCTTATGCTTAAAGAACGTAGAGGGCACCTTTTCACTCCCTATTGTGTCGGCACCGATGGATACCGTAACAGGCCCGGAAATGACATCAGCCATGTCAACAGCAGGTGGTCTAGGTATTCTTCATCGCTATAATACAATAGAAGAACAGGTAGATCTTGTGTTGGAAGCAACTGCGTTGCAACCCGATCTCCGCTTCGGCGCGGCCGTAGGTGTGACCGGTGATTTCAAAGAGCGTTCTGTTGCACTCTACACGGCTGGCTGTCGAATTTTTTGTCTTGATGTTGCACATGGACATCATTTTCTTATGAAAGATGCACTTAAGTTTTTAAGGGGTGCATTTGGAAAGGAAGTACATTTAATGGCAGGAAATATTGCTACCCTACGGGCATTCAATGATCTAGCCGACTGGGGCGCTGATAGTATTCGAGTAGGAGTAGGTGGCGGTTCAATTTGCTCCACCCGGATCCAGACTGGACATGGTGTTCCCACACTGCAAAGTGTGATTGACTGTGCCATATCAGATCGGGACGTTGTGCTTATCGCTGACGGGGGTATTAAAAATTCTGGCGACATGGTAAAGGCACTTGCTGCTGGAGCGGATGCTGTGATGTGTGGATCGCTACTGGCTGGAACAGAAGAGACTCCAGGTCTTGTTTTGAGATCAAGTGGCGGTGAACCACCGAGGAAGGTATACAGGGGCATGGCTAGCCGGGAAGCACAAAAGGCCTGGCGAGGCAAGGTAGGATCAGTTGAGGGTGTCGCGACAACAGTGCCACTCAGGGGGCCGGTTGGTAATGTTTTACACGATCTGGAATGGGGAATTCGAAGCGGCCTTTCTTACACCGGTGCAAGGACAATATCAGAGCTTCAGTCAACTGCTACTTTTGTAAAGCAGACATCTTCTGGAGCCATGGAGAGTTCAACACATATAATGAATAAAGTATAAGATTATTTAAGCTCCATTCTTAAGCCACTCTACGAGTGGCTTTTTTATTGTCTATTATGTGACCCACCAAAGATTTTAGTTAATCCTTATATGATCACGCGTATACTTAATACTATGGAGCTATATTCCCTGCTAATAGTTATTGTGTTTATTTTAGCTGCCTTCGCATGTGGCACTTCAGTGGGTGCCTTACTTGAACATCGCCGGAACGTAGCTGAGAATAGGTGGCGTGACAAAATGGAAGACAACATTTATTCTATAGAGGAGTACATCGATCATCATATAGGTGAGTGTGAGGACAAAATTGTGAGACTCCATGCGGAATTAAGCTATACACAGAAATATTTATCACAGGGGTTAATGGATGATGATGTTACTATAACCCACCCGAGTGTAAGAAATACAGACGTAATGCCATCAGTAGACGAGGAAGTGATATTTAATGAAGGCTGAAGCACAAGAAAAGATAGATAGTCTAGAGAAAAAAGTAGAGCAGCTCCAAGAAGAGAATGACTTGTTATGGGATATGTGTAATGAGTTAAGAAGTTCGGACATCGGAAACTTTCCTCATATTCTTCAGCAAATGATTACAAAGACCCAGGAAGATGCGTACTATAGAGCATGGATTCGAAAACACGTGGCCGACAACACCGGCGAGGCGGATTAAAGTGAAGATTACAAAAAGAAAACTGATAAAGATTATTAAAGAGGCTACCAGTAGATTCGCCCCCACGGCTCAACAAGAAGCTGAAAAAATTAATCGTGAAGTGGGTCCGGGATTATTCGGTATGACGCTGGTTACAGACCAGGATTTTTGGGAAAAGCAAGGTATAATAACTGGTGAAGATTTAGCGTTGTCTCTATTAAACCAATCATATTCTGATTACCATAAAGAGGTTCATGGTGTCCGTCCAAGGGGGAAATCATTTTCGTCTGTAGAAGAAGTAGAGCTAGCAATGTCTTCACTTGACAAGGTTGTTGCAGATATGTTGGAAAAACAGAGCCTAGATGCCCAACAACACGCTGCCGTTGAAAAAGAGAGAGAGGAACTAGAGGCGCTGATGCCAGGTGACTTTGACTTTCAGGATTTCCCTACTAGATCTGGAATGGGTCGGAGGACGGAGTCCCATGATCTTAGCCTAGGGTCGAGATCATTACGTAAAATTATTCGGGAGGCATTGAAGATTGATGTCCAGAAGGGTGATGTTATCTTGACGGGTAGATTTAAGAATAAGCGTACGGTGGTGAAGGACATAGGCAAAGATGAATATGGACACCCCACCATCAATGGTAAATCCATTCTTAGGTTTAAAATTGAAAAGTTATTGCCCAAAAAAGATTGGAGTAAAAAGTCAAAGGGGAAGAAGAAATAATGCCTTTTAAGTCAGAAAAACAGAGACGGTGGATGTGGGCAAATGAGCCTGAGATGGCAAAGAAATGGTCAGAGGAAGAGTCCCATACGGAAGGAGACTTAACTGAGCGGCGTTTAAGGGAGATCATCCGGGAGTTTCTCACTGGTTCTCCAGCTAGCTGGAGAAAGGGAGGCTCAACATACCGGGATAGTGGCGGTGGATATGGTTATTATGATGACTATGACGATTATGGCTACTACGACAACTATGATTATTATGGTGATTATGACTATGGTGATGATGATGATGGTGATGATGATGGTGATGATGGGGGGGACGACTAATGAAAGTTTCCCCTATATCTCCTATGAATATTCCCCATGCCCATCATCCATGGGTGGGTATACTCGATCATGGTAAAAAGAAACGGCAGAAAGTCCAGCCCTCAGCCATAAAATGTTGTATACAACAGGACACATCCGGAGGATCATTATTACTGTATGATAGGGCAGGAATATGTGTGAATTATCCTTCCAGTGCTAGAATCATCGGGGAGGTTTAGGATATTGAAGAACTTCTTATTTGACATATCACTCATGAGGTGGGAGATAATGAACGGGCATCAACGCGGCTATTGGCGCTTTTTGATAGTTTCTATGTTTGCATTGGGGTTCTTTACGCGTGGTTGCATGGGGGTGTAGTATGAAACTAGACTTAAAGACAGTAATTACGTTGGGTGGTATCCTTTTTGCGATAGCAGGATTTTATTACACTACCGTCAGTGACCTTAATTCTCTTACTCTAAGGCTTGAGAGCGCTGAAACCGAAAATAGGGCACAACAAAAAAGGCTTGACATGCTGGATAAACGTGTCAATAAGATAAACAAACAAATCAGGAGTGTGAAGTGAAAGAATATATATTACCTGTCATTGTGACTTCTTTACTCGTGGGTTCTATCACGTATGCGTTAATCGTGGGGTGCTAAATGAAAATATCAGGACACATGTTACGAAGAATAATTAAAGAAGCCATTCTATTAGAATACGAAAGGTACGTTTATCGTGATCATAACGGTGAACTTCGTATGTCGGATGATGAAGGAAATGATGAACCGGCACCTAATCTTGAGAGGCAATACGGCCATCTGCGCGCTGGGGGACCAGGTGAGACGCTGGGCGGCGGCGGTCGTTATAACGATCATGATCATAGACTAAGTCGAAAGGGGAGACTTTAATGAGAATTACAAAAAGAAACTTAAGAAGAATTATTAGAGAAGGGCTTATCGCCGAAGGCCTTTCCGGCCCACCCGAAACTGCTGAAGAATGGGTATACTGGGGAGGGCAATACGGCCTCAGCGCGGAAGAAGACAATGCCGGTCAGACTATATTTTACGTAGAGTCTGATAACCCAAATAGTTCTGCCATCGCTGAGGAAGTTGTTGAAGATACATACGGTGAGGTAGAGACTGACAATAGTGGCCAGACAGTCATTTATACAGGTGCTTACAGTGAGAGAGACAAAGTTATGTCTGCGATTGAGGACAAATTCAACCTCAGGCATATTCGAACTACCGAAGAATTTAACGGTCAACCTGGCGGCATATGGATTAGCGGCGAGAGTGGTGACTTGGCATCTGATGGAGTACCGTTGTTCGACTCTTATGCCGGAGGCAGGGGTCCGTATGATGATTTCGGGATTCACACAGAGTTTAACAACTTTATTCAGCCGTATGGGTTTTTTGCCGACTGGTATGATCCAGGAACATTAATGTTGTATCGGGACTAAAAATGAAAATCACCAAGTCACACCTCAGAAGAATCATTCGGGAGGCTATGCAGCCACTTATGGACCCTCTTTTTAACATGCGGGAGATGTGTAAAGAATTTACGCTGCTGGAAGATCATCTCAATCAGCCCGATATGCAATGTCAAGATTGCATTAATAAACATTTGATGAAGTGTGAAGCGTTAGCCGAAGAAGCCGTATCACTCGATGATAAAGGCCGATATCCGTTTATCGAGATAATACCGAGTACTATTAGGTCATGGCATGAGTCTATTTTGGGTGGCGGACCATTGGAGAGTCTCGCTCCGAAAGTTCGAAAGCTGCGCAAAGAACTAACCCCACTTGTAGTGGATCGATTTGAAACATGAAAATTACAAAACGACAACTCAGAAAAATCATCCAGGAAGAGGCTAAAAAATCCGTGCCTTTCGGTAGCGGGATGGAACAGGCTGATTTAGATCCCGAGGAGAAGGAGCTTATCGGTCACACGTGACTGACCCATGCCAAGCTGAAGTCTTCAGCTTTACAGGAGTCCTATGGAATTCAGGGAGATAAGGTAGGGAAGGTACTCTGGCACTCGCTAAGAAAGGATGGAACGATAAATAGGTATGACATTAGGTTTGGAAAGAAAGTGCTTAGAAACGTCCCTAGTGGGCTAGTGGAGTCAATTAAAGAGCTAGCACATGAACATGAAGAAAGAGATTAATGCTTCCCCTAATTTCACAAAACTCAGGCAAGAATATCCAGTGGTTCCGCTGGCCCCAGTCTTTTAAGTCGAAGGTTTCCGGAGCTGCACTACCTCCTATGCGCCCCGGCTTCGGCCAATCACCCCTACATGTGATGCAAGATGGACAAAGATATTATGTGGGTACGTCTTGGGTGTTGGATGATGGCTCCGAGCGTCCTTATACGGTCGAAAGTGATTATTATGATGACCGTCAGCAGGCGGAACTCATGTATAAAAAAATGACAGGAAAAGATGCTGAAGGTAGATTACGCGAATCCTTGCAGGTTAACCTTTTATATCTCGCTGAGTCTTCTTCTAACGAAATACGAATATTTGACTTAAGGGATGCCATCGTTAACTTTTTGGAGTCACGAGGTATTTTTAGGTGGGGGAAAACCCCCGTATCAACTGTTATAAAGATAGAGAATTTTGCCGAACAACTAGTTACCCAATGTGATGAATCAAACGAAGTAACAAGGATGGCAAGAGAACTTGGGTTCGGAAAGCCATATTAATGATTTTACTTTACTATTTTGTGCAATATTTATTTGTCGTGGGAGGAATTAAATGAAGGTTAGACTTAGACTAAAAAGGTTACGACGCGTCATACGCGAAGCCCTAAAACGAAATATCCAAGCGCCACATACACTATCGGAAGGCCTGGGATTTTCTCCCATGATGTCTAGGGCAGATCCCGAGTTTGCTCGACTGATTCGTGGCGCCTTAAATGAGGAAGAGGCCCCAGGCAAGGAAGAGGACGTCGATTTTGATCCTGCCAAGGCAGGAAAAAAACTACCGAAACCCCTTGAGTTATTACTGGATCCGGAAATATCACCTCAGAAATTCTTTAAGTTTGATCAACAGATGGATGCTCGAGGATCAGTCGTACAGCAGGCACAAGCTATAGCGGCATTTGCCCTTACATATGGTGATAATGAAAAGGATGCAAAAGCAATCCTTCAAAAGGCTATACAGGAACTTCCCAAAATAGCTCCTGCAGAAGGTCAGGAGGAAGCAGAAGGATGAAAATTACGACAAGTAATCTTCGCCGAATAATACGCACTGTTCTATTTGAGCAGGTCGTAGGCTACACCGCCCCTGAGGAAAAAGACGGTGATGACGATGGTGGGGGATACCTATCTGTAGGTGATATGGGGGTTGATACATCGCTAACATCTGATTCTACTGACGAAAAACAAGCCTCGGCTGATCAAGTTAAAAGCCTAACCCAGCAGAGACAACAAGATCTAGACAAGGATGATACCGTCTCCGCCAATAATGCTGGCCAACAGCTTGCGATGGGTCGGAGGATGAGAGGATGAAGCTTCAACATAGTAGATTACGCCAGATTATTCGTGAAGTTTTATTAAGAGAGCAAGAGGATGCTGAAGCATCGTCTAACGTAGATCCCAAGATCATTAATAGCTTAAAGAAATTAGTTTCTCTATCAAAGAAACTTTATACTGACACACGAGTAAAAGAAACTAGTGGCGCCGACGGTGCAAGACTACGTAGTGAGAGAGAGCTGGAAGAGGGTGATGTTTGGATTGAAGAGCTTCATAGAGAGCTAAAAGATCGTCTCCATAGGGCTGAAGAAGGTGAGCTAGGAAAGCCTGAGGGTCGAGTCGGTCTTTCTATAGGTAGAACATTTGGCAAAAAACTAAATAAGGTAAAAAAATTCTTTAGCGAAATGGGTTCATTTATGTCTTCTGTTTCTGGGTTTGTGCGTGAGAGTTATCTTCTGTCACAGCCTGTGTTGTTGGAGGGCTTCAATCCAGAGTCAGCAAAGAAGAAACTAATAAGACGTCTAAAGAATGCTATAAAATCTAATGGTCCTGATATTGATAATATCACTCGAAGAAAGATATTCATGGACGTGGATGAGGAAAAGGTAGAGAAGGTAGTTGTAAAGTGGACAGGCCTATTGTCTGATATGCTGACAGATTTGGGTTCCGCGGAAGACTATGGGGAGATTTTGGATATCCTTGATGAAGCTGATACATTGATGAAGTGGACAAACCATCCACAGTTTCATAGCTTTCAATCATCTACTGGTGTCGGATTTCACGACATGTGGGATGAAGCAACAAAGGGCTATCGAGAAGATGCCCAGAGTGCTGTAGCTGAAGCTGCCAAGGAGGAACTATCACAAATAGAGACGACACGCAATATTTTAGATGATATACTCTCGTTGATAAGGTCACCCTCGTTGAAAGATGTGTATCTCACCGATTTAGAAGAGCTCATACAAGATATAAGGCTTACCATAGATGATGTTGCGGCCGACGGCAACGCATTCTTATCCAGGCAGGACTATTAAGATTAAAAATGAAGATCACAAAGAGACAGCTTAGAAGAATCATCAAAGAAGAAATTTCGAACGTAATGTCTGAAGGTACACTTTATGTCAAGCGCCTTCCATACGGCGGGTTTAGTGTTGAAGATGAAGGCGGAGAATGGATCAGTCTCGGTGAGATGGTAAGATTACTTCTGGACGCAGGGGTTCAAGAGTTCACTTCAGAACAAGGACTCGCTGCAATGCTTAAAGCTGATGCAGAAGGAGTACAGGGGGGTTTGGAGAGATGGGATTCAGACGTATTCCCTGATTACTATGGTGTAGATGTCGATAAACTCATTCAGCTTTATGCAAAACAGAATGGAATGCAGGTCGAGGAAGTTGAGGAAAAAGATCCCGATGAAATGTACCCTGATGAAGATGATGGGACAAATGCTTTTGAGGAGTATTATTCATGAAAACCACAAAGAAACAACTAAGAAGAATCATTCGTGAGGCAATATTCCTTAAGGAAATCGGCCGACATGATCCGGACTCTGGTTATGATGAGCTACGCCAAGATCGAGACGATCAGGAATGGGAAGACCGCGAATACCAGCGAGGTTATCAGGATGCCCTAGATTTAGTGCCTATGGCCGATGATGCCACTGCCTCCTATGATTCTGGGTATGAGGATGGAACAAACGACGCCGATCAAAAGGCTGCAGAAGAAATTCTGTCTACTAGGATGGGAAGTTATCGTGGCACCACGCTACCAGGGGGGAAGAAAATATAATGAAAATCACAAAGAGGCAACTCAAAAGAATAATCAAAGAAGAGAAAGCAAAGTTAGTAAAAGAGAAGTTAAATGAGACTCACTCTATGGACTCTGTTAGAGAGTTAAGTAGTATTATAGATTCTATTGATGAAATTGCTAACGCGTTATATTCAGCGCTGCGGCCATCGATGAGGTCTCCGGAGCCTGAACTGGCTAAAGATTTAGAAATGCAGGTAGAAAGATTAGCTAACTTGCATGATAAACTAGAGCGCTCATTGCAAGATAGCTCGTTTCGAAAAGTAGTTGATCGACAACCTACTGATGCGGATGGCTATACATGAAAATCACGAAAAGACAGTTAAGAAAAATTATCAAAGAAGAGAAGATGAAACTAAAAGAAATGTACTTGGATGATGTTGGTGGTGATCTTGGCGCCCATGTGGTTGACTACCTAAAAGATCAGGCTCGCATTTATCATTCTGATCCAAGTCTAGACATCGATGGTGACGGAGTTCCCGACGCCACAGCAATTAAGACGTTATTACAAGATGACTTTATGGATAATTTCGGCCATGAATTTGACATCGCCGATTTCGGTTATGAAATTTCTAACTTCGCACATGGAGCTGGATTACAAGAGAGTAAAAAAATGAAAATCACAATGAGACAATTAAGAAGAATTATTAAGGAAGAAAAGGCTCGCATGCGCAGGCTTAATGAGCAAGAGGACATAGCCGTGGATACCCGAGAGCATCAGTGGCCCAGCGCAGATAGCGAGACGTCTGCTGCTGCTGCTAAACTGTCAGATCTGTGGAATGACCTCGAGGTTAAATCATGGTCAGCAGGTGATCCCTCGATGAATGATAACGGTGAACTTTCAGACGCAGAGTCTAAGGCATGGTGGGCTGAACAGGTTGAGTCAGCAAGCACTGAGCTGGAGTCTGCTCTAGAAGAAAGGCTCCGAGCTGTCTCTATAGAGACCATGCAGGAGTTTACTGACATGTTAATTAATGGCGACTTCGCATAGGAGAATAAAAATGGAATTCCATCGCAAGCGTCTATTATTAAAAAGAGGCCTTCGTCGTCACATCCGGCATATCATGGCTGAAGAACGTGAAGCGCTAAAGGATACCCTAGAGCATGATGATCCGGCCGACGTAATTCACGCATTCCACCAGGCCTGGGAGGGAGGAGCTACCGGTGAGGAAGAACAGGAAAACCTTACAATGCCCATTGATTATACAGATGTAGCCACCGGTGAAACCACCGTAGGTATTCTAGATGATGAATCAATGGAGCTAGTAGAGGAATCCTATGGAGAATCCTCGGCACCCCTAGATTGGAATGGTGATACATTCTTAACCCCGGAAGAGCTCTATGCGCATTTTGACCTCGATGGTGATGGAATAGTTTCGGTCGAAGACTACGTCGCTCATGTCCGCTGGCACTGCCAGAATCCTGACGCTTTCGCGAAAGAGGGCATCGGTGATGAGGTTTCGGATGAGGTTATGTATTTTGTACTTGATAATCTCGGCCTGACAAATCAAGCAGAACTTGATGGACTTGATGTAGACATAGTTGGGTAGGGGAGTGCAATGTCACTAAAAACACTTAGGGCTTACGTTCGTGGTATCTTGCAGGAGAAAAAGTGGACAGATTTGGGCGCGCCGAAAGGCCAGACAATATCGCTGTCCCCCACGGACTTTGAAGCTCTAGAGTGTGAAGAACCCCCTTGCCCAGATGATGAGAGAGATTTAGACGATGAAATATTTGATCTAATTCAGAATGCATATTCAGATGTTCCATTAGGGGATGGAAGGTTTGGTAATATAAAGGTTCAATCACCCTCTGATCTTCCCGGTGGGTATACTATAATGAAAGCTGCCGACTTAGATGACGATCCAGAGCCCGATTATTTTCGAGGTGGTAAGGACCGGTCTGGACGATTCAAGTTAGGCATCGTCGGACATGATGGTTCACCCGTAGCCATTCAAAAATACTTAGATGAAACCGCGGAAGAGCTATTGGCTGGTGCGATTGGAGAGATGTCGGGTAAGATTGCACATATCATGATTACGCGATACGGTGTACCTGCCGTTGCTAGCAAGGAAGATGTAGAGAGCATGCTCGGCAAGTCAGTTCACTGGGTAGGACGCCACCCCAACGAAAAATATGCCTCCCGTTATGGGGACGCATATGAAGCGTGGTATAGCCGAGGAATTGAAGGCGCCGGATCCGGCGAGCATATGAAGATCTTATTAGGTGGCTAATATTTATGTCGGCTTTTAAAAAGCTCTAATACTTATTAATGTAACATTAATTTGTGTAGGGGCAACAAACATGAATATTCTTAAGAAAGCATGCATAGCTGTAGCGTGCGGGTTCTTTTTTTTAGTGATATTGATGGGTGCAGTCGTTGTAGAAGCAAAACCCCCTACAAGATCCAAGTTTTATGATTTCTCTGAACAGTTAATAGATGGTGAAATCAGACGACCCACTGCTCTTTATATGGACTCCAGGCAGCGTGTAAAATTTAACCGCCTTCTGCGGCTTAAGAGATCATTTCTTAAAGAGCTTTTTGATACATCACGTGAGAGGGTTTTTAAATGAAAGTCATTACCAGGTTAGTTATATTATTGTTATGTTTACCTCTACTGTCATGTGCACACATTCAGTATGTACATGAAAGGGAAAGCCTTCCCCGCGCCTCATTTGTAGAAATAACGACACGTGTTGTCAAACGCGGCTGCACCGACAACGTATGCGGGGCAATGCGAAATGCAGCAGTCTCTTCTGGTGCCATTATTCGCACTGATCCGGATGGGTCATATGTAATTGGCTCAAATCATGTTTGCGCAATCAAAAAACTAGAAAGCCACAAAGGGGTATCGGTAACATTCAGCGCCGTTGGAACTAGTGGCAGTAGTCATGAAGGTCATATTCTAGCCACGGATGCTGAGAATGATTTGTGTGTGATGTATGTCCCAGGTCTTAAGGGCACACCTATTATTTTAAGGGATCACCCACCCAAGCATGGCGAAAAAGTATACAATTTAGCTTCCCCCCAGGGGGTAGCCGCACCGCCCCATAATATTCCAGTCTTCAGTGGCTACTATTCAGGAAGAGATGGCAGGTGGGATGTGTATACTATCCCCGCCGTAGGTGGTTCTAGTGGATCACCGATTGTAGATGTGGATGGATACATGGTTGGAATAATTCAGGCTCACCTTCGTGGGTTTAATCATTTAACTATTTCTTCAAATTATCTTAAAATTAAAAAAATGATGACTGACGTAGTGTCAGGTCGATTATCAATGAGGGTTTATAATTAATGATTAGACAAGGTGATACAGTCGCTCCTTTTTTTAATATGGGAAGACGAGCTGTCGTTTTAGAAGTAAATGAAGTAAAGGCCAAGACTTGGCTGGTGGGGTCCGCGATTGGTAAGGCAAGAGTGGCCAAAATACAGTTTGCCGACAATAATGAGATTGCCGACTATTCAGTGGGCGATTTGATGAAGGTCGATGACTGAGGCGAGGTAAAAAAATGAGTAGGCATTATACCTTGAGACGAGGTGATAAAGGCCAGGAGGTCAAACGTCTGCAATCTAAGCTGGGTATTAAGCCTGACGCAGACTTTGGCAAGAATACGGATGCTGTTGTTCAAGCGTATCAAAGCTCGAACGGACTTCTCGTTGATGGAATTGCAGGTCCTATAACTCTTGCATCGCTTGATATTGAAGTTCTTCATGGGATTGACGTCAGCGCATGGAACGGCAAAAACATTAACTGGGATGCCGTAAGTAAGACTAACGTAAGATATTGCTGGATAAAGGCCACAGAAGGCCAGACACACACAAACCGCGGCCACGTTGATAAGTTTAAAGGCGCACGTGATCATGGGCTTATAGTAGGTGGTTATCACTTCGGGAGGCCTGATCACAATCAATATGACGACGCAGAGACCGATGCTAAAAAAGAGGCAGAACATTTTTTGACTACGATGTCCCAAAATTGGGCTTCGGTGGGTATCAAGAAAGGGGACTTATTACCCGTGTTGGATGTCGAGAAAGGTATGAAGACGGACGATCAATACAACGTTGAGTGGAGCCTAGCATGGTTGGAGTGTGTAGAGAAAGAGACCGGTGTACGTCCCGTTATCTATACTGCAAAGTGGGCTTGGGATCTTTATTTAGCGAAAGCCAATTCATGTGATCTAACTTCCTTAACTTCCTATCCAGTGTGGTGGGCATCTTACAATGAAGGAAGTACACCCAAAAGAGATGTCCATGGTTGGAAAGAATGGGACATATGGCAATATGGAAGTAAGGGTAGCATAGATGGTATCCCCGGCGGCGTCGACGTTAATTGGATGGCCGGCGGCCGGCTACGGAACCTTCTAGTTCCATAATTCAAGCCCCTAATGTTTGTAGCGCAATGTGCATATGTATAAAAATGATACCGCTATAAATACTAAGGCATAATAGCCCACCCCAGTATGCCATACGATTTTTTCTGCATATCCATAATAATGATGCTCCCATAATTACGAATAGCATTTTTATTAGTATGAAAAGATCAGGTGAGATTTGAATCCACGCTCTCATGAGAGGATTGGTTTCGAAGGCTATCCCTTCTTTGATCCAATAAAGAGTAAGCACACCATCTATCAGATTGAGAGCTATTAGTATTATTAATAAGATCTTAAGTGTCTTTTCATAACGGCGTGCCATAATATATAATATACATTCCAACGTATAGAATGATATATTTTTTAGAGGGTGTCAAATGAATGGCGTAGAACATGATCTTTTATGGTACACGATAGGTTTAGCTTTTTTCTTTGGAACAATGGGTTCACTACTGACTTTATTTTTTGTTTCTAAGCATATTAAAAAAACATTACAGTCGTTTCAAGGCGAAGAAATATCGGAATAATAAGTCTCATTGAGACTTGAGGATGGTTATTTATCCACCTCACAATTCTGGTTTTTTATCTGCTCTTTATTGTCCCACGAATGCATAATTAATCGCTCGGGCTCCATAATTATAAACGCCTCATCTCATCGGAGGGGCGACAACCAATAATAAGGAGATTCTGATGAAAGAGAAAATGAAAGCCGTAATCGGCTGGATTAAACTCTGCACTGAGTTGGGTTTATCGTTGCTTTGTTTGGCAATTATAGCTGGATTACTTTTTGGATCCGGCCAGCCATTTTTCCCCGTAGACGTACTGGGAAATGTCTTGGCTGTTGTTAAGCAGTTAGGTAGCGAAGGCCTTGTCGGTCTTGTTGCAGTGTGGGTGCTTTATAGCATCTTTAACAGGCAACTAGAAGAGTAGTGAGGCGCCTCGGGGATGCCCCCAATGGGGGCATCCCCACCCTTAATAAAAGTTTTTAGAATTTGAACATTGAAAATTACACTTATAAAATATAATAAAATATCCAAATTTTTCTTATCAAACCGGAGAGTTTATATGAGAGGATTACCGCACGATGACATAAAGCATCGTGTTCTAAGCGCAGCTCGTGCATTGAATATCGAAATTGAAAGATACCGAACATCCATCCACAAGGAAATTGAGTTTAAAAAGCGCTTACTAGAAGTTGAGAATGATGAGAGCCTTCAGAAGTCAGACATACATGACATTAAAACGCTTCGAAACAGAATTCCAGAGCAGTTAAGCATCCAATTAAAGAGATGGTTAAAGACTGCAGCCAGCGTCAGGTAAAGGCAGGCCATGGATAAAGTAGACCAGGCCGTACTATATGATTTAGTAGAATATAAGATAGCAAGAGAGCTGGATGATTTCCCTGCAGGAAGTCAACAGTGGAGTCTTATCTTTCGTGTGTTGGAACTTTATTTAGAAGAGAAAATAAACGTAAGCTGGTCAGGCACCGACATGAAAATAACCATGAGAGATGGTACAGATCCACCACCAGACTTGTTTGAGGGGATACTAGAAGATAGTGATTGAAGATATTTATGATTGTATGGGTACCCTTACGCTTCTGATGGCAGCCGCAGCCTCATGGGTGATGTGGGATCTCTATTCATTGGTAAGTTTTACATGCGATATTTTAAAACTTGCGGGGGGTAGTTAGGGTATGTTAAAGATTGGAAAAGGTGTTACCATTGGTCCGAATGTAGAGACCCCCCGAGCCGGCAAAATTGGATTTACATGCGGCGCGTTCGATTTACTCCACGCAGGCCATGCGCTAATGCTGAAAGAAGCAGCACAACAATGTGACTATTTGATTGTAGGAGTCCAAGGTGATCCATCGATAGATCGCCCTGCTAAGAATAAACCGGTTCAATGCTATGAAGAGCGGATAATAATGGCTAGCGCCATTAAGTGGGTCGACGAAATTGCTCTTTACAATACTGAAGAGGAACTCTATAAGCTTTTGAAAGAACTAAAGCCGGATATAAGAATAGTGGGCGCCGACTGGAGAGGAAAAGAATTCACGGGTCATGACTTGCCTATTGAGGTTTATTATAACACACGGGATCATAACTGGTCAACTAGTTTTTTGAGGGATCGTGTTTATGAAGCAGAAAAGTCTAAACGTCCCAACTTACCTGACGACCTTCTATATTGTAGTGAGTATTCTGATCCTGAAGAGTAGGTTTTCTATAATATATTTTTGTTAAAATAGGTTAAAGTGTATTCTCTAACTTATTTATAAACATGATATACTCTGGCATTCTTGACCTTTCACGCCCTTCAATTTCTATAGATTTTGACTTAATAAAGTCTATAATTCATCGACTAATAAAGACGACGATAGGCGACACCCTTAATACGAAGCAGTTTGATGTTTCGCATCTTCTGTGGTATCCTAGCTGGAAATGGGATCGTGATAATCATAAGAAGACACTGAAGGACATATATGTCAAGCTACACCACCAAAAAGACTATCAAAAACTAGACGAGGCCTCGTTAAAGTCAAGCGGCCTTCGTCTGTGTGAATTTTTTGAATATCTTGAGAAATCGGACGCTGTACGAGCCGGCGTCACGCCATGAGCGTCGAGAAAATATTTGGCGCGGGTGACCTAGTGCTTGTAGATGTGGGATCTACAGAGGCTAGCTTTGCTACGTATGAGCCAACGATGACACCTGGTGCCTATTTTTTGTATGAAAAAATAGATTTGGATTCTTTTCCTTCATATAATGACTTTTTTGGGTCTAAGATAAAGGTGAAAAATGGCACCTTGGGATCAATAGTACAAGCTGTAGGTGCCCCGGGGCGAATGATGTCATCCCGAGCGCGTAAGAAATATTACGTTTATGAAATTTTGATAGAAGGTTCAGTTTGTCAAATATTTGCAAAAGATCTGAAGCCTACGATTTCTTAGTTGGATTTCCAAAACACCTGGATTGAAACTATAATAAGTGACAAGAGTACACATACTAACGTTTTAGGAGTCATCATTGATTCCTTTAACAGAACCCACGTCAGTATAGGAAATACGAGGTATGAAGCACCAAACGCTATAAATCTTACTGCCCACAACGATTCTTCTAGGGTAGAATATAGAATTCTAGTCCCATAATATGATAAGAGTGTGATAGGAATTGAGATTGCAATAGAGATAATCAGGCTTCTAGCTTTCCATTCCTCACTTACGAACTGAAGATTCATTGAAAACCAGATCATCGCATGCATTAGAAGAAAAATACCAGTGCCGGCGCAAAATTGTGCTATATTCATGTGTCTATTTTTTATATTCTAACCTTACCCTAATTATAATTATAAATAGAGAAAAGGATAGCATACATTATGATAGTCAATAATTTAATAGGGGACACCCCACTAATTCAGGTGTCAGAGAATGTCTACGCCAAACTAGAGACGGTTAACCCCTCAGGTTCTGTGAAGGATAGGATGGTATCATATTTAATTTCTCGTGCTATTGAATCTGGGGAGCTGTGTGAAAGACATGATACACTTATCGAGGCCAGCAGTGGTAACACCGGTATAAGTTTATCAATGATGGGAGCAGCCCTAGGGCGTCATGTTATTATTATCATGCCTCAAAATATGAGTGAAGAGAGAAAGTCTATGATGCGTTCGTACGGCGCTGAGATAATTGAGGTGGGAGATAATGCATTTGCAGATGCCATCGCTCTTCGTGATAAGTTATTAACACAAAACTTGAATTACTGGAGCCCTAAGCAATTTTCTAATCCGCTAAACATCGAATGTCACTTTACAACAACTGCGTGGGAAATATTTAGTGGCATGCCTCGTGATAAAAAGCTGGAGGCGTTTATTCATGGGGCTGGGACTGGGGGGACCATGATGGGCATAAAGAAATTTTTTGACCGCTGGCCGGATTTTGCATATAATCCTGAATTTATCCTTGTACAGCCGGCAGAGCCAGCATCCGAGCATGGTATTCAGGGAATAAATGATGGTGCTGATTTTTTGGTGGATACAGCGTCGATGCATGGAAATATTATGATATCAACTAATGAGGCAATCGAGAGAGCAAAAAGGTTCGCTAGCGAAACCGGATTGCTGGTGGGTATAAGTTCCGGTGCGAACCTATTGGCATGCGAAAGATATATTGAGGAAAGGGATATAGAGGGCTTTGTCGTAACGATCTTATGTGATCGCGGTGAGCGCTATTTAAGCATCTTTTAAGGCATCATACTTTTAATAAGCTCGCGCCTTTCATCTTCATTGGTCCATACCTTTCTTGCATCATCACTTAAAGAGTGTAGCGGGTCAAAGTACAAGAATTTCCTCCCGGGCTTTACGCTGGGGGCCGTGTAAATACTGATCCCAAACTTTCTGTCATAGAGTTCAAATGAGTGAACGCAGCGTTTTCCACCCCCGCCAGGTGCATCGACTACAAACGTCGGTGTATTAAACCCGGATGTTACTCCTCTCACATGCTTTTCAACATCTATCGCCGTCTGTACGGATGTTCTCATATCTTCTGTGCCCGCTGTTAAGTCATGGACATATACATAATAGGGCTGGATATTAATATAGCTCAGCTTTTTGATCAACGGGATCATTTCTTCCGGTGTATCATTAACCCCTGCCTGAAAGACTGACTGATTGCGTACTTTCACCCCACGTGAAAATAGTAGATTCATCGCATCACGTGTGATATTGGTAATTTCATTGGTATGATTAAAGTGCGTGTGAATGCATACTTCTTTATATTGTTTTCTACCCTTTTCTACGATCCTACAAACTTCGTCCGTCCATTGCGTATCGGTGAGTATTTTCATGGGCATGATTGCTAATCCTTTTGTCGCGAATCGAAACCTACGAATATGATCAATTTTAAGAAGTTCTTCGCCTACTTCTTTTACTTGCGATGCCTTTAGACGATATGAGTCTCCACCTGATATCACCACATCCTGGATCTGCTTGTTTTCTTTGAGGTATTTGAACATATCGTTCCACCGATCTTTAGTGGCCTTGATAGATATCTTTTCAGCAGTATCTGTGTCACCTCCCACAGCGTAGGCTCGTGTACAGTACCGACAATAAACTGGGCACGTGTCAAGCGCAAGAAACAAAACTTTATCTTCGTACCTATGGGTCAGGCCTCTTACGGGGGAATCTGCCTGTTCACCCAAGCTATCGAATCTCAACATAGGGTGGTCAGGTTGTAGATGAGAAGCAAGTGTCAGAAATTGTCTTCTAATGGGACAGTTGGCGGGATCTTTAAAGTCCATTAATGACAGTAGGTACGGAGTTATCCTAGTTGTCATAGGGGCTTTTTTAAACCCGGCGGCTGCGTCTTCTAAAAATTCATCATCCACAAGATCCTGGATTGTTTTAAGAAGCTTTTTATGGTTTGTAATTGCATTCTTTTCTTGCCATCGGTGGTCTATAAACGTCTTATAATCGACATTCTTCCACACAGGTATATGCTTCCAAAATTCATCATCTCTAAATACTTTAAAGTTTGTCATCATATCAATACATATCTCCCATGTTTTTAGTTTGCAGGTAATGTAAGCAACCTCGAATAATAGTATACAAAAATTGTGCAAATTTTCGTAATTTGAGGTATAATAGTACTATAAGGAGATAATCTATGGCAAAACTATCACGTCGTGTTCGTCAACAAGCCAAATGGGCTATTCGGAACATTCACGCTAGTAGCGAAGAGAACGTGTCCAATAATATTGCACGAAAGTCTACATCTTTTCCCTATAGCGAGGGATCACTAGTTCAGTTCCGTCGCGACTATAGTTCCTATGGGGATTCTAATTGCCCCCGTGGAACGATGTGTTTGGTTATGACATCTCCCACACCGGCTCCATACAACTCCAGTATCTATCTGGTAGACGTGATGGTCAATGGCGAGATGGTGTGTGATGTACCTGCCAAGATTCTTCTTTTACAAGAGGACGAAAGTGAATAACGTCCTACTTATATAAATGGAATCATTAAGGAGTATAAAATGAAAAGTGAAGGAGGTCCACTTTTATTGGAAGGGCATGGATTAATAATGGGTGATGGAAGATTAGCGTTGTGCATGCATGTATACCCTCCCCCTCCCCCTAGCGAGTGGCAACAGGGAATATGGCGTGATAACCCAAACCAGACATGGGAATATGAGCTCTTCGCGGAAGGGAATACAATTGTAATTAATAATGATGATGTTGAAGAAGAGCTTTCGCAAGGCGGAAGGGTGATCATCCTGGATATATAGGAGTAGGGTATGTGGATAGCAATCACTATTATAATGTTAGTAATGCTATATGGTGCCTATAGGCACATATCACGTGTCGTTTGCTCTAGGAAAGAAGACACCAGGCCAAAGCGTAATGATGTGTTTCTTTCACATTCCTACATGGACGTCTTCTATAAACGCAGGCTAATTCAGAAATACTATCGCTTAAAAAGAGAACATGAAAGGCGCTCAAAGCCTGACTAAGCCTGTGATTAGCCGGCTAGTTAGTATGTGGCGTGCTGATTGATGATATCAACTTCAGAACCATGGTGTGATGTTATATCTCCGTCGTTCCATGCAATCAGGTAAGTGGTTAACCACGTTTCATTCTTTTCTTCTAAAATGATTCCGATTCGATTGGGCTGGGTTCTCCATGTTGTTCCTTCAACATGCTCCAGGCTCCAGTCTCTTGCCGTACATCCAATGTTTGAGTTCGGTTGAAAATTGATCATTTGTGTATTTACCATCGTCTGCATAGAGGGTAATATTAATAAGACGGCATGGGTTGTAAAAAATAAAAAAATAATTAATCTCATGAGATATGTGAGGGTGTGATAAATACTTATATGAAAGAGGTATCACGTGGATAAAAGTACAAAGAATACATCAGTGGACAAGCTTTTTGTATGTAGTATTTATGACACCAGGCCAGATACCTGTAAGGGATATCCATGGAACTTTGCCAACCGAATGTTCAAAGATTGTATATTCGTTGATATGGAAAATGAGAAACTTCGTACCATGGAAGAGCAATTAGAACTCAATACCAAGCAAGAGATCAACGACTATTGTGTACAATGCGGCCGATGCTGTTTTTTCGGTCCGGCGGCGTGTTCAAAGCTTAGGGTTAAAGAAGTACCTAGGTGACAAGGGACGTCCTGTACAGCTAGCTACAGGCAGGAGATAAAGATGGGTAAAATGAAAGAGACATTCGGCGATCGCCAGGAGATAGTAAGTGCTATCAACAAGATCTTAGAAACAACCTGGACAAATGAAGAAGTCCGTGATGGAAAAGTCATCGACATTCCGCCAGGGTGGCGAGTTCATATGTCTTACCTCCTACCCAGATATAAGCAGGCCGGTTGGGTCGTTACGAGGAGTGTTGAATTATCCTCAGAGTTTCCAGGTGCCCGTCGTGAATATCTCAGCTTTGTTAATCCTCTCTGGCTTAAATGTCCAACAGAGATAAGGGTAAAACCGGCCTAGGCGGCCGACCGCGTGTTTTATAAATTCAGGCGGCAGAGTTTAAAATTTACCCTTTGTATGAAATTACTATGACGCAGGGTCCAACCATAATATAAAGAGCCTTCGTGATCCGGATCACCATGACGTTGATTGGTTGCCCATAGCGCAACATGTATGAGTTCATGAACAAACGATGTTAGGCATATCCGTTGGCCAATATCGATATAGACCCACATGTACCCTTTGGTCAACGTGAGACCTTTGATTCTACCTAGGTTAACCTTTGTGCCATTAATGGAGTATCCTCCTCCGGGTACCGGTGCGTCCCTCCATTCAATCATCAGGTTGTCTATAGCTTTTCTTACACGATCGTGAGGGTCGCCAAATTGGTGTTCCCATTCTTCGAAGAAGATATCCAATGCCATTGATGTGTCAGTGGGTCTCGGTCGTTGACAGTCGGGTACCAGTTGCCATCCGTATGGTATATTTGGGATCTTAAGCATTTGTGGGAAGGGCTTAGAATTGTCACATGTTCTAGAGCCGGTGATCGTCTTAGCATGCCTAACAGGGGTCATGATACAGCCGGCCGATAGTAGCGCTATAGTTGCAATCACTAGTGGGCGAAATACCGGCATGATATTATAAGTATACGCTTGCGGTCGGGGTCGACCGCCTTTGATGTTTAAAAATATGTTAGGCGGCCTACTTAATAGTATGCACAAAGGTGATCTTATACTTTTTCACTCCCCCTCCTTCGGCAAGAATGACGGCACCGGTAGGCGGCCGGTGTATATAGACGCAGGGAATATCGGCATCTTCTATAGAAACATAGGCGGCAACGAGTTAGAGGTATATGTGTTAGGACAAATGACGAGAGTGATGGAGTCCAAGGTACGTAAGATAGGGTCATGCGTGGAATTGGCTAACGCATAGAGTTGAACGTACGAACCGTCGTTCGCCCGATTCACCTCAAGCGGGATAAGCGTGATAGGCGTATAGTGAGTATACGTGTGACAGACAGCCGCCTCGTTCGTGAGGGTACGCAAACCAGAGCCAGTTCAGAATTTGCGCCGACTACGCGCACGGCTAAAAACAGAAGTTACAGAGTATTAGGGGGAAGGTACCGGTAGGGGTACCGCGATGTCCCATGCACAAAAACTAGCATCCACCCATCCGGTCGTCTCAACCCACTCAACGTCTCCGCCCCCTATCAGTTTAACGGGACCAAGACCAAACAGGTCAATACTAGAACCAGGCATAACTACGCGATCCATACCGTCTGCATCCCCGGGAACTCGTATACGCAGGAATCCCTTTCGCACCCAGATTTCGTGCCCTAGGGGGTCATCAGCATGCCTCGTGACACACATTCCAGACATTAACCTGGTAACCCTTATGGAACCGTACTTGTCGTCCTGGACAACCCATTCCCATCCCCATGGGTATCTGAGAAAGTTGAGATTATCGCGCTCATCTACCGTAGATTTAGAATCTTTTGAATTAGTGTAATTCATGTCCTATAACTATAGCGCTATGACTCATAGTACCCATATATGCCGGTTAGTGATCCGTACATATCAAATGGCTAAATGGCTATTAGTGAGCAATAATATAGGAGGCGGGAGATGACGGGCTATACGTGCAAATTAATTCTCATGATTCTATATATAGAATTGAGTAAAAAAAAAGGGTACCTAGAACTTAGCCCCGGTACGCCGGCGGGCAGAAACTGCAGGTCGCAGGTTGCCGGCTAGCCATGTACCAGGGCTATAGTCCCCCCTCGGGTGCTCGCAGCCTATGTCAAAATCTTTACCACTTCATATATTAATTGTACCATAGTGGGAGCGGATGTACACGAGTCCGGTAAGAATAATCGTTGGCTTGTTGCCCCTGGAAATATTTGAAACTTTTTTGTAAGTTTTCGTGTAAACCGTCGAGATACGTGGTATAATTTAAACATAATCTTAAAGAGGCAATATCATGGATGATGTGCGAAAAACAATTGCGTGGTTACTGGACATGCTGGTCCAAAAGCCGGCGTCACGAGAGTTTGTTGAAGAGAAACTAGTACACATGCTCGAAGATAATGTCGCTCGAGCAAACACAACCCCGATGAAGGGTATCGACGACGGTGAGTGGTCGGAGTTTAGCGCATCGAAAGAGAGTTTCATTGCACCATAAAAAAATTGGGGATATCCCCGGCCGTGGGAGGCATGGACCAGAAAGACTTGGATAGATCACCGGGCACTGTACTTAGCGTTTGGAGCGTTAACATCTTTTTGAGAGATGGAGTCAGTGGCATGCCGGTTGAAGCCAAGCTTGTGGTTGCGTAAGCGTGGGAGTGATTCCCAGGTCAGGCCATGCCTAGTCAGGAGAAGTTGGGAACTCTTGACACCTTATTTGAAAATTAAATTTGAGGAAGTTGGTGGCGGGTGAAATCCCCGACCCCTTAAGTTCTAAGCCTCCCTTGTGAGTGGTGGAAAACGACGCTAGCTAGACCGTCGACGTCGAAACATTGATGACGCGCCGGCTTCTTCATTTTATATCGGGGTAGCTCAGTCGAAGAGCGCCGTTAGTAGGAAACCGCAGGTCCACACACCGGAGTAACCGGGGAATATCGCCCCTGCCGGAATTAGTGGCGATGGGGTCTAAGGTGAAAACACTTATGCAGAGTGGATCTATGGACAAGCGGAGGTCGTTGGTTCAAATCCAGCCCTCGATACCTAACATATGTTATAGAAAAAAAATAAAAAAAATATAGTATTTCGTGTAAATTTGTTGTACCCGTGGTATTATTTATATGTAAGGAAATTCTAGACCAAGGGAATGTCATGGACATCAAAACTTTTAAAACTGTCGCCTCAAAACTTCCACCCCACATTGCCGTGCTGATGCGTGGTCCTACCGGTGTTGGTAAGTCTCACTTGGCACGCGCTGCTGCTGCTGAGTTGGAGCTCCCTTATATCGATGTGCGACTCTCCACCATGAGTGAGGGAGACTTCGGTGGTTACCCAGATATTGAAGGTATGAAGGAAACGTCAGTCATGACTTTCTGTATGCCTAGTTTCTTTATTCGGGCATGCCGAGAACCGGTTGTCCTTATGCTAGACGAAATGAACCGCGCCCTCCCGGGTGTGATGCAGGGAGCGTTCCAGCTGGTCCTTGACCGAGAGCTGGGTAACGACAAGGATGGTACCCCCTACCGACTCCACCCTGAGACTCGTATCTTCGCGGCTATTAATGCCGGCGCGGAATATGATGTTAATGATATGGACCCGGCGTTGCTTCGACGCTTCTGGGCCGTTGACCTCGAGCCTACCACCGCTGACTGGCTGGATTGGGCCAAGGAAGAGGGTATTGATCCCATCCTCGCTGACTTTGTTCGTCAGCACCCTGCCCACCTTCGGGTCGACCCTTCTGAGGTTGAGCCCGGTACGGTTTGTCCCAATCCAGCTTCTTGGCATCGTATTGACGAAAGCCTCAAGTATATGGGTATGGCTCCTAGTAATATTGCGGGTAGCCGGCCTGAGGGATTCTACGCTGTCTGTACAGGAATGCTAGGTGTTGAAGCCAGCATCGCCTTCTCTGATTTTGTCGAAAATTATGAGATGGTAATTACAGCCGAGGATATCCTCAATAACTGGAAGGACGTCAAGGAAACTTGCGTTGACCTCCCTGCTGACAAGGTCGGTGGCTTGATTGACAAGCTGTCGGACCACTTCAAGGATAAGTCATGGACTAACAAGCAAGCCGCTAGTGTAAAGGCCTTCACCGATACGCTTGGTGATGAAATGTTGGTCCACTGTTGGAACCAGCTGGTTGCAACCGGCAACGTTCCAAATATTCAAAAGCTTCACAAGCTGATTGGGCAACGAGTCGTTACGGCCGTTAAGTCCAGTCGCGACCTGAAATAGTTCACCCTTGGTCGGGCCACCTGGGGCAAGTGGAGAAACTGTCCCATTCTTTCGGAGTATTATCGATTCCAGTCAGTTATAAATCAACAAACATAAATGTATAGTGCAGGTGAACCTCCAAGCATATGCTAGGTCAGTAACCACTTTAAACGAAATAGTGTCCGTGCCTTCGTAGCTCAGTTGGTAGAGCAGCGGGCTTTTAACCCGAAGGTCGTAGGTTCGAATCCTACCGGGGGCACATGTTATTAATATTATTAAGGATTTTATAAAATGAGTCGTCCATGGACAGTTGTCAGTATTAGCAAAAAGACCGGTACCACTGAAAAGAGACATATAATTTCAGGGTTTGACCAAGCTGATATCATGTCTACCTTCGAAAAAACATATCCAGGCGAAGATGTAATCGCCCTGGTTCCGGGTGAGGTTCCGGTTACAACCTTCCAAACCGGTTCACCGCGGGCTACAATTGCTGTGTTGGGTGGGAAGAAGGTCGACCCTTATGAGTTGCCTAGCGACAATAGTAGCTAAGCTTCTTTCTTGGGTGGGGGCATGCTTTAGTAGGTTTCGGCCTCGAGCGTGTAGTCCGTAGTGGGAGGTTTTATATATTATTAATAATTTTAACTAGTTACATGACGATTGAATTCGTGCAAATTACATGTACCCATGGTATAATGTATATATAAGGAGGAATTGCTAATGCAAATCGTAAAAGAACTAGTCGGAATCATTCTTATCAATCTAGGCACATTTATGCTGGGTTGGGCATTGGCTGCTGCGTTTACATGTGGGTTGTTATGGGGTGCAATTAATTGCCTTTTTTGATCCAAACGCGTGCAAATTCACTTTACCTGTTATAGAATAGAACCATAAGAAAACGTTAACACCCTAGACCAAGGATTATCATGCAGCTTAACGTACGAAACAACGAAGTCCCCTTTGGCACCAACATTCTCAAGGTGAAGGTACCCAAACAACTACGTAACAAGGTTCGGTCCGGACTTGAGTATATCGACAGTGCACTGGGTGGTGAAGGTTTTACCCCTTCCGCTGTCACGTTCTTTACCGGTACTCCAGGTTCAGGTAAGACGACCATGATGCTTAAACTGGCTGACAGCCTGACAAAGCAGGGTGCTATCGTCCTTTTTAATACGGCTGAGGAGTCCCTGTTCCAGGTCAAGCTGGTCGCGGAGCGACTAGGTCTTCGTAACGGCTTCGTCGCCGGCCAGGAAAATCATATTCCTACATTGCTTGAGAACTGTGACAAGCTTCGTAACAAGCGTGGCAATAAGAACCGACCGTTCTTTCTGATTGTCGATAGCCTTCAGTGTATGGATGATGGTAAGTATACCAATGGCCATGTTAACCGTGCCTCTGCTGAGCGTAGCCTGGGTATGATTACGAACTACTGTAAGGAGAACTTCTGTAATGCCGTAGTCATCGGTCAGGTTAACAAGTCTGGTCAGATGGCTGGTACCAATAAGCTTAAGCATATGGTCGACTCCATGATGGAGCTTACAGTAGAGGAAAAGGACAAGGACCTCGAAGGTTGCCGGGTTCTGCAAACCACCAAGAATCGATTCGGTGGCTGTGGACATACGTTCTTCCTTCAACTTAATCATCGAGGCTTCAGTGAGGTAGCCCGAGTGAGTAATGCATAATATATCAGACAAGGAGGATGATTGTGCATGACAATGTTGGTCGGATTAGTTTCGCTAAGGGCAAATGCCATAAGTGTGAATGGGTAGGTCATGGGTCTCAATTTCGGAATGGTGCATTTATCTGTACGTACTGCGATCCGGACAGTGCCAAAACCGCGGCGGAATCACAAAAAGATTATTGGCTGAAGGGAGGCTATATTAAATGGTACAGACCGAAGCATCAGTAATCGTTAGTGAATGTTTACCCGATCTGGTGAGGCTTAGCCTGACTAGCTCTATTAATAGTGAGACAGATCGTAATAAACAACTAATGTGGCGAAGCGTCTTGGATGGATATGATGCCGGACTTATTACCGGTAAGATTGATATCTTAAATACACGTGTTAACTATCAACCTGCGGAGATTAACTGAATGGTACAGACAGAAGCCATGGCTGCAATAAGCAAGTGCGTGGTTAGCCTAGAGAAGGTGTCCAATATATTGTTTGAAGCCGGCGCCGAAGAAGCCAGTCGACTGGCACAAAGAGCAGCTGATGCTGCATATGAAGAGTGGATGCGTATGCAGACACCACCGGCACCTTAAAAAGAGCGACGGCTTTAAATAATAATTGCTCTGTTTGTGTAAGGGGTAGAAGGGTGTGGTATAATAGTACTATAAGGAATAAGGAATCAGTATGACCCGTTTCACTAAAGAGAACCTTCACAAAGATGGCGACTACATCTTCTATGCTGAACCAGCAGATCGCTGGAACTACAAGAAGCAACAGTTCATTGCCCGATTTAAGCGGATGCCTGGAGCAGGTTCTTTTATGACCCATCTCCGGAAGCACTGGACCCTGGAAGACTATCTTGCCAAACGGGAGACAATGACCCCGCTTGACATTGTGAAGGAGACCGGGTACCTCCAGCCGCATATCAAGAAGTGGCTCAAGCAGGGGGGCTATCCTGTCACCCCTGCCGGCTGGGCCCAGAAGCTAGAGGACGATATTGCCAAGCGCTACGGTCGGCCAACGACGCTGTAGGGAGGAATGAGGGGCCCTAATTAGGGGCCCAAAAACAGAGAAAAATGGGGCCCCTGAATGGGCCCCTAAAACAGGCCCCTGTCGGGCCCCTCTCGGGGGCCCCTCTGCATACTCTGTGGAGCCTCCCGGGGGGGCGGGGTGCTAAGTCCGCGCTCTTTTTTCTCGAGAATATTTTCAAACCAAACTGCTTTTTTGAGGCATTATAATGAATGAATATGACATATGCGAATTTGAAGTACTAGAAGAAGCTATCAAATTGGCCGGAATGGAACATTATGACTATAGTTCTTATAAGAGACTAGTCTTACAGTACTGTGCTATGTCTCGAGGTGAAGATGGTGGTACCCTTAATAAACTACCGGAGGATTGGGTTAAAAGTCAGGTGGATAAATTTAAGGAAATCAAGAAGCCAACAATTCGTTCTTACAGATACCCCAAACATCCGGACAGCTTTTTTAGAGATGTCCTTAAAAAGGCTAGCGAAATTAAACTATCTATGTAATAAAGGAGATACTATGATTGATATGAACCACGGAGTGGATAAGAAGGACCTTGAGGTCGACGTGAATACTGCACTGCATGTAATTGCACTGGCAGGAAAGGGGGATGAACTCATGGAAGCGATGAAGCCTGGGGAACAGGAAGCGCTGAACTCAGTCTTTATTCATTCAGTTGATAAGCTAATGAAAGACAAGAAGGCAGGCGTTGACCTATGAGGCGTACTGAGGTGTGTATGTGTTGCTTTACTTGCGCCCCTTAGCGTTACCTTAGTAAATTCTAGAATATTCCGTCTCGGAGCTATATCGATGTTTGCTCATATAGTTGTGTTTGTGCATCATTAACTTAAACAGTTTATGGATTCAGGGTTAAAATATAGAAGTGAAAAATGCTCAAAAATCTCTCGAGAATATTTTGATATCAATACGGTATTGGACACGAGTGACTAGAGGCAATTATATGCAATACAAGGAAAATTAATTAATGTCATACTCCGGACACATTCACATGATGGTCGACTACTGCAAGTCAATCCGCTATATATCAGCATTAGCTGATGATAGTGGTAAGCTTCAATCCCCGGAACGCCGTATCCGGATCCTAGAGATAGGCGTTGATCGAGGCCAAACAATGGTACCCCTGATCCACAACCTGGCAGTCAATAATATTCCTTTTAATTACGTGGGTGTTGATATACGGCAAGACCATGGCCTGCTACAACAATTAGGAATGATGGAAGGCATTGATATCACTGCTGCAGGTGAACTAGGGAGTGCATCAGATAGAGCGCCGTACTATAAACAAATTTGTGAAGTAGCATATGAGGTACCATCCCGTGTACCAAGATCCTATAAGGGTACCATCACATACGTTATAGGCAACAGTCTAGACGTATTAGACTCAGCGTTTATGAAGCACCCAAACCGTCCCAAGTTCGATCTGATTCTTATCGACGGTGATCATAATTATGAAACCGTGATTCACGAACTTAAATGTCTTAAACATCTATCACATGACATGTCATTGGTATTGTGTGATGATGCCTTTGGGCGTCACCAAAACCGTGATTCATTCTACGCAGACGCGGTAGCACACGCCGGGGTTGAGGGACATAAAACACTTGAACGTGACCGGCCGAAAGATAAACAAGGCGTCTTGAATGCTATTAAAGATTTTGTGGCCTCAAAAGAAGGCGGAATGTGGTTAGGCTCACCATTTGCAGTGCAGTCTGAAGCTGGGCCTGGTAAGTTTGAACTTTTAAGTGAAGCGATGTTTCTCTATAAACCACAATACCTTGCGGTGGAGGAGATAATCAAGGCTGAAGTTAACTCGGCCGGTGGAGGCTGGACAATGCATCGATGGAATCAGGCTTATGTTTTTAATAGGGTAGGTGCACACTTAAGATCTCCAGTATCGGCAGATGAACCAAAAACAAAAGGTATCCGGACAGTCTCACTACAAGGTACAGGGTTCACTACGGAAGATCAAGATAGTAACAAGAAGTGAAAAGGTTATGAAGTATTTTAAGGCCGGTGCCATTCTTTTTTGTATATTTTTAGTAGGCATTGTAGCAGAAGCGGGGCTGTTTTACGCGGGATACCATTGGGGATCCGCGAAGTACCATGTACAGAATGAAGATTTAAGATATGCAGTCGATGATTGCCTTGTTGATCTGAGAGCTGGTTGCCCAGCTTTATACGATTATGCTGTAACCCTAGAGGCAGAAAATGCAAGATTAAACAAAAAACTCAATAGATACAAGAAAAAGTATCAAAAGTAGAGATGTTATAACATGGATATCCAACAAGACATAATTTTTGGACTTATCTTTATATGTGGTGTCGTCCTTTCTGCCCGTGTGGTTAATGCAGTTAAAATGCACCAAACACTCAAAGAGGAATTTATAAAGGAAAGAGCTCGACTTCTTCGTGTGGAGGAATTATATGGTAGAAAGCATTCATCGCACGATAAGCAGGATAATTACTAGTTAGTTATTCGTGGAGGTCACTCGTGGCAAGGAATTTAAGATTTAAACAGGGTGAACTAGTTGAGGTGAGAAGCACCTTTAAAGTTTTATCATCATTTGGGGGTGTGAGATACGGGCCAGATATTAGAGGGAAAATAACTGCAAACTCTACGCTTTTGCCACCAGGTGCTACATTTTTGACCCTTAGTGATTCTACCGAAGCAGGGCATCAACAGAACCGGCGACTGTGGGTTGAAATATTAACAAATGAGGGTCCTCGTGTGGTTTGGTCTAATGTGTTTAAAATGAGACAGATTAAAGAAGAGAATGATCATGCTGTCTGAGTTTAAACTGGGGGATCTTGTATTATTTCAACCTACAACGTATGTAGACTATGATACCGGTATCCGCAAGGTAGGTCTAATAGTTGATCTTACATGGGTAACGGACTATGGTAATGTCCTGTACCACATCCTGCATGGGAAAGATATTGTGCAAAGATTTTCCACCGGCATACACGAGCGTATAGATTCCCTAGGGAGTGAAATCTAGATGCCGGCGCGTTATAAAGAGGGTGACCTGGTCATTATGAATCATGACTCTACTGCATGGAGCTGGATGGGCCCGAATGTTAACCCTGCATCTGACGTGTCGGATGGTGGTATAGGGACGGTTATAAAGTCTAGAAGGAAGGAACGAGCAATACACGTCAATGAAAATACGACGGAACTTAAAATAATTGAAGTTGTTGAAGTGTTGTGGTCAAATGGAATATACCAACATCTACTCGCAGAACAATTATCAATAAAGAAGAATAACAATAATGAATAAAATCGAAGCGATTAACATTGTAGAAGGTTCCATGGAACCCCGGGGAAATACAGCAGAAGAACAAGACGCGTATTATTTAGAGTGCTGGCAATATCTTATTGATACCGGTATATGCTGGAAACTACAAGGATGGTATGAAAGAGCCGCAAAGCAATTAATAGAATCTGAATTGTGCACCTGGCCCATCACACCCCCATCAAAATGCAAAAAAAATGCAAAATAAGCTATGGCACTGGATTTAGACTGGCCGGTGACCGGTGCGCTCTGTATGTGTACCATCGGAGAATGTGACCCACTAGTGGGGCTAGCCCTTAAGGAAATACCTTCATTTCCATCCGCTAGCGGAACGCCTATCCGGATGTGGGAGGTCATGACATGTCGGGGCATCATGTCTCTGCCGCGTATTAATATCAAGCCGGTCCAAACTTAGCTAAGCTCTAGTGTGCATTCTGAGTAACGATTGGCTCGTGTCTAATTAGTTATAGGTTAATACATCAATGTTAGTCCTATGAAGGTCCTAGGGTATGCTATGTGTATCCTGGATCCAAAGATGGTACCAGATAATCGCGACGGGATCCACAATATATCATCAGTACTTCTTCCTATAGGAGGGGAACGTAGTCTACTATCGTATAGGGGCGTACGTACAGACCCATCATTCGATACCGGTCTCTACGTGTCTAGACAGATATCCCTATAGGGAATACATGATAGCCCTACTCTCAGCATGCCAGTCTCGCATAATAACAGGCGGCCGACATGGGCCATATAACACATGATGCGTGGATGCATGTTATGAGAAAAAAACTAGTCAAGGCGAAACGATGGCGATGGCGGGTACGGGGCAGCATTACCCCTGATCCTGGCATGAGCCTTTATGTACAATGGGGAATCATTGAATATCGTCAATGTCACACTGCAGTCAAGGTGAAGCGAGAAGCGCTTCATCTGACTGGAATGGGAGACTTTAATATGTGTGTAGATTGTTGGCCCATCAAGGATATGCGTGCCATCGCTGATATTTCTGGCTCGAGCATCTAAGCGCAACTGAATCTGCTCAAATTCTCCGGCCGCCGCCGAGTAAGTGTTTATAAAATCAAAGCGGCCGCCGGGAGAAGCATGCCCCCCCTGGCTCGAGCTCTTTAATCTTCTAGCATGTTCGATATACGCATAAAAAGATGTGGTTAATAATTGTTGATATCACAAATTTGTGGTTTGGGTTTAAACAATGAAATATATCAAAAAAATAATCAATTCACCAACGTTAACGTTTAAGTTAATCGTGCTCAATGCTATAATACTCATGGGATTATATGTAATATCTCGTCTAATTTAGAAGACATATACGCTTTTACCTAATATGTAATTGTATAATTTAACTTTTGTGCATTATGGATAAATTACTATGGCATATCGAAAAAAACATGTTTGCCACACTTATATCATATGACTGGATTAATCACCATACCGGTGACAAGAACCTTTATTATAATGTGATGCTTTCAGACGGCACATTTATTAGAGAACCTGACTTTAAATTTCATACACACAAGGAGATAATGACAAATGGTAGCTAGCTATAATGATGAACATTCAATGACTAACGAAGAATTCACCGTCATCAAGACAGTTATTAACAATTTATTGCCCCACGTTGAAAGTATAATGGCGTGTGACTTGACTAACATTAAAGAACATGATCCCTCCCTCTATATGGCCTTGGTTGATCTACAAGAATCTTTAGACTCCTCTGAAGTAATTGATGCTATTGAAATGTGGGAAGAGGAAATTAATAATTAATTACTTTCATTTTCGTGCAAAAGATCAACTAGTGTTGTATAATATAAATGTACTGAGGAGGTACTAATGAGTAAAGACAATACAAACGTTGATCTCCAACCGGTTTCTCAATTGGAGGGCCCTGCGGACGATATTAAGCTTGACCCTTATCTCCTTGACCTTCTTTGGAATGAACCTTTCTTTAGTTCTGTCCTTCGGAGGGTTACAAAAGTACGTACAGATTCAATCCCTACCGCCGGCGTTTCGGCCGCGGATGGGAATTTGCGCCTCTGGTGGAACCCTAAGTTCGTAGGCACGCTTGAGCCGGCGAAGGTTCGTGGGTTGCTTAAGCATGAATGCTGGCACATCATCCTTGATCATACAACCACCCGACGGCACGAGCCTCACCTTCTATGGAACTACGCCACTGACTGGGCAATTAATTCCATGATACCCGAAAGTGAGTTACCAGAAGGGGGCCTTCGCCCGGCACGACCATTTGATGGATTGACCGAGGAACAATTGTCACAGATGACATCGGAACAGGTTGATCGTCATGCAAAGCTTTCCGCTTTCCAAGCCAGTCTTCCCCTCGATAAATCTTCAGAATGGTATTTCGCAGAGCTGCTCGATAATGAAGAAATTAAAAAAGCTCTAGAAAAAAATGAAAAAGAACAAAGCGAAAGTGGGAATCCTACCCCTGGCATGCCTGGAGGCATGGATGATCACGAAGGGTGGGATGATCTCACCGATGAAGAGAGAGAATTAGTAAAAGGAAAAGTCAAGCAGGCGCTGGAAGAGGCAGTTAAAGAGGCGGACTCTAAGGCTAGGGGGTGGGGTACGATGAGCTCCGAAGGTCGCAAGATTATTCGAGAGTTGATTAGTAATGAAATCCCATGGCAGTCAGTTCTTAAAAAGTTTTGTGGAATGACCCGCCGGGCAAACCGTGCTAGCAATATTAAGAGACTTCACCGTAAGTATCCCGGCGTACACCCAGGTGCACAAAAGGGTTATACATCATCAATTGCGGTATACATTGATCAATCTGGCTCAGTTTGTAATCAGGCTCTAGAGCAATTATTTGGTGAACTACGTAGTCTGGCAAAAAGAACTGAGTTCGTCGTGTATCACTTCGACACTAGTGTTGATGAGAATAGTGAGACTACATGGAGAAAGGGTAAAACACCTCAAGCACACCGGACCAGGTTTGGCGGAACATGCTTTAAAGCGCCCACCGAGCATGCAAATAAAAATAGTCACCGCTTTGATGGCTATCTTATTCTTACTGACGGAGAGGCACCTGACCCAGGTCCTACAAAACTTAAGCGTGGATGGGTCATTGTTCCGGATAGGAAGCTTCTATTTAATGCTTCCAAGCGTGACTTTGTCATCACGATGAAGAGTAACTAATAACCCCTTCTAGGTGTAGATAGTTCACGTAGGAGTTCATTAATCTCCCAATTATTCCTATCTCTATGGTGGGGATCACTATAATTGGGATATCGACCATAATGACGTGACGGTGGCCGGACTATATATGGATCACTCCAGTTATAGTAGCGATGTGTTCTTCGATACACGTCAACAAAGCGCCTAGTCATGTTTTTTATTCTTCTGGCTATTCGCCTAGACTTCCTACCACAGTATGTATTACCTGTGATAAGATAGCATATCGCTGTACTGTAACGCACGCGTACGTGCGCATGATCATTTAATATATCATGAAGACGTTGAGGCAAAAGCATATAAGGACTGCATGAGTCTCTTACATAGTAGTCTCTGGACCTAGGCTGGCAACTATATTCTCTAAAAAGCTTGCGAGATACCCTCTTCCGCTCTGCGTGTTTTGGTGAAAAGCCAATAAGTTTGTGAGTCATAGCCAGGGTTGTAAAGACATCCAGGCCTAAAGATTGTGCCTTACCAGCAGTGGCAATACACGCACGGTGTGCGGTGTTAAAATCCGTGTAGTATTTAAGGTGGGCAGATCTTCCATGTGGATCCACACCGGAAGAGGGTGGTGCCAACAATGCGGCACATAAGGATAATACTTTTATCATGCTTGTATCTCGATGATTATTAAGAAATGAGTGGCAGCCATTTTTTTTGTTGCCATCTTAGTGTAAGTTCGATAACATCCTCAGGCTTTTCTAAGACTCTTAATTTATGGCCATTTGTCATTGTGACCATTGTGTCACCCAATCTCTCCACAAATGCAATTAGATCGGCATTGATTACAATTTTTTCATCTTTTATTGATGTGAGCTCAATCATAAAAACCTTAAAATGATCTAATAAAAATACAATATAATTTGTTGTATGTATAATTGATATGGGAACTTCATGGGAAGAACACATATAATATATTATAGGCGCTACAACATTGGAGGCCGCACCGAGAGGGAACATGTCTAGGTCTTTACATCTTTATTTTATTCTTTGGCTTTTGATTCTAACATCAATGGGATGCTCCAAAACCCCAAAAGGTGGTGATAGTGGCATAAAAGACATTGTCTATCCAGAGGTGGGCCTTGATGTCAAGAATAACGATGCAAAAGATATACAGGAAGAAACTCAGAAAGATACCTACTCCATATGGACGGATCCCTGTATCGATTGCGCATGGTACTTTTGTGGTGAACAAAGCACAAACCCTAACTCTTCATTGTATAGAAAGCAAATCTGTATTAATAACTGTGATGATCCTCCGACCGTTGTATATGAGGGAGAGTGTGAAGAGCACCTAGAATGTAATCCTGCACAACCTATTATTGAGGTCGACCTACCTTGCCAAACATCAGATGGATATCCTGGTACACAGGACAAAATATGCAACAAGGGACAAATACAATACACTGACTGCACAACTGATTGTGCTGAAGAGATATGTAACGGGATTGACGATGATTGTGATGACATCGTTGATGAGGGATTTGATGAAATAATTGAAGTCTGTAACAATATCGATGATAACTGTAATGGACAAGTTGATGAAGGCTTAGAGGGTATATGTGCAAATGAGTGTGGTATCGGTGATCTTCTTTGTATCGCCGGTATAGAAGTATGCTTTGCCCCTCCTCCGGAGGAAGAAATATGTGACTATCAAGACAATGATTGTGACGGTGAGATAGATGAAGATCAATTAAACGCATGCGGCCTTTGCGGCCTTGTTCCAGAAGAAGCATGTGATGGGGTGGATAACGACTGTGATGGTGACACAGACGAAGAGCTTCTACAGCCATGTGGCACCGCATGTGGCGAAGGGTATGAAATATGTCAAGAGGGTAACTGGATATCATGCACAGCCCCACCGGTTCTGCCTGAAATATGTGATGGGCTGGATAATGATTGTGATGGACAAATAGATGAGGAGCTTGAGTGTATATGCACGATACAAGATGTGGGAGCATTTTTCCCATGTCAGGAAAGCCCGCTAGCATGCGGGCAGGGATACAAAACATGCGAGTGCACAGATCCTACGTGTCAGACAATCGTAACCACACCCTGTTATGCCATATGTTATTGGTTAACAGATCCACCCGGGTCAGATCCGAACTGTAATCCTACGCAGGGAATGGCATTGGCCAATGAAGAATGTAATAATTTCGATGACAACTGCAATCAATTGATTGATGAAGATCTAGTATCAGGTTGTTATACCGGCCCTGAAGGTACACTCTTTGTAGGGATATGTGAGCCCGGTGAAATGACATGTGAGGCCGGTGTATGGGGAAACAATAATGATATTACAAATAACTTTGTTCCTGGCTTTTGTAAAGATGAAGTAACGCCACAACCGGAAGTATGTAATGGCGAAGATGATGACTGTGATGGTATCGTCGACTGGGGCGAAGAATTAAAGGACACGGACATTCTATTTGTTATAGACTGGTCCGGGTCAATGACGGATGAGATAGCAGCTGTTATGACTGCATTAAATCAGTTTGCTGGAAATTTCAGCGATGAGACTGTTCTACAGTGGGGTGTTATTTTAGGACCAAAAGAGATCCCGGGAAGCTTTGGTGACGAAAGGCTTGAGCTTTATCATAACTTAACCGGCTTTACACCTTTCTTGAATTCAATGGCATCATTAGGATTTAATGGAATGAATACGGCAGATGAAATGTTGCTAGACGCCCTATTCCTATCATTACACAATATCAGTGGCACGCCCCCTTACCAGGTTGGTGATTTATCATGGAGCGGATGGAGTGTAGGAGAGTCTCTTCCACCAAAGGATAACTTCACCGTTAATTGGCGCGCCGGCGCAGATAAAATTATAATTGTCTTTAGCGATGAAATGCCCCAGAGTTATATGAGCCCTAAGATATCCTCTGCTAACATAATGACAATGGGACAAGGCACGCCTCAATTAAAGATTTACACGTTCTCTACTAACCTAGCATGGGAATGGGATGAAATCGCCACTATCACCGGTGGAAAGTACTATGATCTTACCAATAATCCCACGGCAATGTACAATAGCTTGATGGAAATATTGGATGAGATCTGTAAGGGTGGATCCTAAGTCACATGTCAACGTCAATGTGGTATATGTATGTGTTGCATTGTCATGACAAATCATATTATTGTGGTATAACAACCAGCCCAACACGACGTGTGAAAGAGCACAATAATGATAAAAAAAAGGCATCAAAATATGCCTGGTCTCGCCGACCGGTTGTCTTGTTTTATAAAGAAGAGCATGGTTCTAGAAGCGCAGCACAAAAGGCTGAATGTGCGTTTAAAAAACTGAACAAATCACAGAAACTGGATTATATGTTTAAAAGGTGCCAAGAGAATACTAGGAAGGCATCCATTAACAAGTAAGGTACATTGATGAATGCGCAGAGATATCTAGCCTTTGTAGAATCATTGCATACGTGGCTCTATGAGCACATTAAAGATCCATCCGATAGTCAACCTAAGCATATTATTGATAGGCTGCTGAGGGGCTTAGAAAACCACGTAGAGTGGTATATTTCTGATGGTATGGTTCATGAGCTTGTGGTGCTAGAAGATCTTGCCGAAAGAAGCAATTTGGTTGATCTGTTGATAGGATACACGGGGAACCAAGTCACACGTGGGCCGGTTGGAAAAATAAGACAACTTGGAAAACATCACAAGTTCTGGAAACACTGGACCGATATGGGATTTCCTTGTGTTGAACATGTTCGACCAATCTCAGAGATTAGACAGGCATTGATTAAAAATCACCCAAGCTTATATCTTAAAAAGTATCACGAGCTTTCTTCACGGTCCAGGACACTAGCTGCAGTTAATTTATTGGACGTTATGAAAAAGTCGCCCATATGTCTTATCACACGAAGTGAAGACAAAAGGATAATTAAAAATAAGCGTGGGGATGATCCATGGATGTCATATGATTCCCCTATCACCGGTGAAAAAATAAATAGAAAACTCATAAGAAATGACAATCTCCCGTGCAAAAATGATGTGGTTATGGTATTATCATAGTAGGCGAAGTTTTAATCATCAAATAAGGGAAACATGAAAGCCTCAGAACGTGATAACATTATCGATGACCTCCTCAAGAAATACCCCCGGGGACCGGCCGGTGTATCACTTACATATTCCCATAGTGAAAGCTGGTGCCGAGAAAGAAAGAGATACATCAACATGTATATTCCGTCAGTTTTATATTGTGGGTACCGAGACGAGGCATTGTTTTCGTTAAATATTCATACAAAGAGCCAAGCTATCTCTTACATTCAGAATAGATTTTTCCCAGGAAAGAGTAACTGGGACCTGGGTCGAAAAAGAAGTACCATTACTCGCCGGGCTAATCGGTTGTGGCAACGTCTAGATGATGCCGTGAAGGAGGTTCAAGAGCGTGGTTCTAAGGGAATATATAAAATTGGAAGAAAATACCGGCAATCCGGACAGCCGCTAGGGTATGTTTTTGCATGTAGTGTAGATGAAGCGATTACTGTCATGCGTACATTTTTTCCCAATCTAGATCCTGAATCTCATACTGCACATTTTATCGAAATGGGAAATATCGAAAAGCTTCATGAATACAACAAGACTGTACAGGCCCTTTTTGAACGAAAGAAACATGATCTTGAGCAAGAAATCAAGAGAGCTGAAAGTGGGATCGCACAGTTGAAAGCACATTCGGAGATGGTCGATGTTCTAGTAGGGCATCAGATTGCATGTGAGAGTTAAACCATGGGTACTCATGCTATACTGGGCATTAAATATCCCGGAGGTCGGGTCGATGGCTGTTACGTACATTACGATGGTGGCACTATGATCCCTAGGATCAAAGACTTCATTAGTAAGAATACAACAACGGGGTTAGCGGTCTTGATTGCCAAAGCCCAGACCACGGGGGGTATACGAAGTTTTTATGTTCGCCCTTATGATAGGGTACATGGAGAGCCTGATTGCCCTCCGGAGACAGAATTCTTAGAAGATGATAATCCTTATGTAATAGATACAGAAAACTGGAAAGATGATCATTTTGGTACGGCGTATGAATACCTAGTCGACTATGAAACAGCTACAATCCACCAACAGTCACGCTATTAATAGGACAAATAATATGAAAATAGATAAAGACTTTATTGTAGAGCTTGGGGGCGCACTCTTTCTAGGGGTGATGTGTTATGGGCTTACTATCCTTGTTTTTTGCCTTTAAAGTTTTAAAGAGGGTATGTACATTGAGTTTTTTGTGATTATATTTTTTTAGGTTAAGGGTCGCCATAGTGGGTCCTTTAGTCTAAATTGTAACTCGCTTATAAAAAGGAGAAATAATATGAGCAATGCACTTACTACTTATCGTCCGGGTCTACTAGGCCGAACTGTCTTTGATGATGTTTTTGATAGTTTTTTCATGGACTTTCCACAACATCTTAAACGTACAACTTCCGGATATCCCGTGGCTGACATATATCAAAATGAGTCAGGCAACACTATTTTGGAATTTGCATTGGCGGGATTTTCTAAAGAAGATCTCTCCATAGAAGTTAAACCGGAAAAGAGAAGCATAACTGTTTCAGCCAGTTCTGATGATACCGGTGTCGACAACAGAAGAATTGCCAAACGAAGCTTTCAAAAAACATATGTCAATTATGATGACAACCTTGATCTCTCTTCAGTAGAGGCGTCATATGAAAATGGCCTTCTTACCGTAACAGTCCCTATTCGGCCTGAGATAAAGCCTCTGTCAATTAAAATCAGTTAATCAGACTGGGTTAATGTAGAAAGGTTGGGAAATTTCCCAACCTTTTTTTATGTTTCGTGCAAAATAGTCATGCCTATGGTATAATATTATTATAGAAAAGGAAAGGACATCATGACTAAACCAATCGCTCCAGTTACAGCAGTTAATCATATCCTCAAAGCCTTTGATGGCATGACGGAGATGGGTGGCACTGATGGTTGGCTCGTTACTTTTCAAAATCAGGAAGATACCGAAAGCGTCATCAAGCTGATTGGGGTGCTCAATGGTTGGAAGGCTACTGAACACCCTCACATTCTACACATGATTCAAATCCAGGGAGCTTAAAATGAACCGCGGTACAATCAAAAAGTACTATCGTGAAGCTATCGTTAGTGTCTTCGGTTGTGATGATAAAAAGATTGATGCACAACTTCTTAAGGCAGTTAAGGAAGATATTCATCTTGTCGGGCATGCTCCCGGGGAATGGATAAGTTCAGAAGGCGTATTAGAAATCTATTGTGAAAATGGAATTCCTAATGCATCTGATGTTCACGACTTTAGCTATGAGGCTCGCGAGTTTGGACTGGACCCATCGCATGCCGTCAGCTACAACAGTGATAAATGGGACATGATCGACGGTCTCGTCAACCTGATGCTTGAAGCAACGGGAGAGCCTCAACGTTATTATCATGAACCTTATAATAGCGCCGTTGTTGGTATTTGGGTTAACCCATGAAGCCAGGTGACTTGGTGGTACGAAAAATTGATGAGCGATATTTCGAGCGCCGTACGGCCCTTAGACAGCGTCAAGAACTGGGATATGGTCTTATCTTGACGAAGCAGATGGCCGGCCAGAACCCAGCTCATCCATGCATCACTGTTTTCTACCCGAAGACAGGGCAGGTTTACGACATTGCAGAGAGCCTGATGGAGATCCTATGAAGGTCGGTGATTTGATTAAAGAGAAAGCAACCGGTCGCACAGGGTTCATTGAGCGAATCGACAAGGATTACTACGGTGCCACGCTGGCCTTCAAACGTTATAAACCGATTGAGCGAGGTAAGTGTATCCGTGGGGATAGTGTTGACGGCTTTGGTCCGACAAAAGATGGTAAGCAAGACCGTGTGATGATTTGTTGGACAGACGATTATGCGTCATATTTGAAATCTGCAGATATTGAGGTGATCAGTGAAAGTCGGTGACCTGGTGCGAACAATTTCCGGGGCCGAGCGTCGTGATGAGTTAGGAGTTATTTCCTCCATCATCGAACCACATGAGCATAATCTTTGGCCAGGAGACAATCTGATCGAAGTTCTATACGGCGACGGTTTTTTAAGATGGAACGAGCGTAGCCTAGAGGTAGTAAGTGATGCAAGTCGGTGATTTGATATATCACAAGTGGGGCAAAGATTGTGGTGTTGTGGTCGGACGTCCGGACCCAGCAAGACAACCACCGCCGAATAACTGGTATGTAATGTTCGGCACTAAAATAACCATGGTTCACGAAGATAGTTGCGAGGTCATGAATGAATCAAATTTATCTGAATAGAGAGCAGTGCTACAATTTTGGCGTTTCATATTATGAGGAAGGTAAAATTTCTCTACCTGCAGATGTGATCCTACAATCGAAAGGATATTCTGGATATGATCAAGTTCACCAGGATTTTCTAAAGCCTATGGGTAATCGAATTATCCACCTCAGCAAGACTTCCTCTGACGCACCTGGGTGGTATACAGTTGAAAGTCGGTGATTTAGTACGATTTCATTATGATCATCGCTGGACAGGGGCAACAAACGACTGGGGCCTTGGGCTTATTGAAGAGTCACACAACGATGGTACATTTGAGGTGATTTGGCCTAAGGCAAACTGGGCCTCCCGGACGCTGGGCCCTAAATGTCTGGAGGTTGTAAGTGAAAGTCGGTAACTTGGTAAGGTGCAAATTCCAACCTAGCACTAGTAGGGTCCAGCATGGTATCTGCTTGCCCATGCCATATGATATCAAGGATGAATTAGGGATATACATTAAACATAGGGACGAATGCTCCGGTGTTGTTTTGTTTCCACAGTTTGGGTATGAACATACACTCGCGTGGATCTCACTGGAGATTATCAATGAAAGTCGGTGAATATGGAATATTTTACTGTTAACAATGTTGCTACTGCGATGATTGTCGGAATACTTTTGTTCTTCGAGGGAAGAGATAAATGAAAGTCGGTGATTTAGTAATAGTCAGACAGGACATAAATGAATTTGTTGATATACACGGCAAAGTGCCAGGTATCATCACAGATATGATTCCACCAAAAACAAATCCCCAACTAGTTGAAATTCGTTGGACAGCTGGGAATGATGAATTTGAGAAATTTTATTCAGATGAACTTGAGGTGATTAGTGAAAGTCGGTGACGTTGTGAGGTATATTCATAAGAAATTTCCAAAAGACACACTCGGAATTATTTTAGGGATCAAAGGCAAGAAAGTTCGGGTTCAATGGGCTAATCATCCATCTGGGCCGGCTGCATCATTCATCGAAGAAAACAAAGAATCTTTGAAGGCAACACAATGAAGACCGGTGACTTGGTATCCTGGCCCCAGGGTTATTGTGACACCCCGGGACTAGTTCTTGACACAAGGCCCACTAAAGGTAGTAAGACAATCACTGTGTCGATGAACCCGACTGGCATGGCAGTATTGGTAATGCTACCTGAGCTTGAAAATATCCCTGAGTGGTTTCATGAATGTGAATTAGAAAAATTATCGTAGTAAGCAACATAGGGAGGGCATGCTGATGAAAAAGGGTGACATGGTTACAACAAACTGCTACGGGCAATCCTATCAAAAAATGATAGGTGTTATAGTTAACTGCTCTAGGGACTGCTACCCCCAATCATTCGTTACCGAACATATTACATACGATATTATGTGGGCAAACGGAAAATTTGAGAATTATGTTTCAGCAAAATATCTTAAGGTCATAAATAATGAAACTATATGAAATATTAGAAAATATAAAAAATACACCATCAACTAATGAAAAAAAGAATATTCTTGAGCAACACACATCAAACATGTTGCTTCAGAAGGCATTAAGCTATGGACTCAATCCATTCACACCATTTAATGTGATCAAAGTACCAAAGGTAACCGAACGTGTTCTATGTCATGATGATGAAAATAATAGGTGGGAAGCATTCTTTGAGGTTGCGGATGCATGCCATTTAAGAGAAGTCACCGGTAAATCAGCAATTGCTGCCCTGTATGGAATACTGGCCGCTGTGCCTCATGACGAAGAGATATGGATGCGAAGAATTCTTAAAAAGCATCTAGCAATTGGAGCATCCGTAAAAACTGTCAATAAGGTTTTTGCAAACCTAATACCCACATTTGATATTTCATTGGCACAAAAATTTGAAGAGAAACGTATCGCTGGAAAGAGTGCTGTGGGTGTTGAGCCAAAGCTTGATGGTATTAGATGCTTTGCTATTGTTGAAAAAGGAACGTCACTTCTTTATGCACGATCCGGAAAATTGATCAGTAATTTTGATGATACAATTGGCAGAGAATTATTATTGTTGGGTGACGGTTGTTATGATGGGGAGATAATGGGTAAAGATTTTATAACCCTAATGCGGCAGGCATATAGAAAAGAATCAATTGATGTGTCCGACACATATTTTGCCATGTTTGATTTTTTACCTATTCATGAATGGACGGCGCGCCGGTCTGTAATGAGCTGTGCAGATAGGTATGCCACGCTTGATGATAAAGTTCAGCTGCATAAACCCAACGAGCGTTACGTAAGACTAGTGCCACGACACATTACTAGCATTGACTATCAAGAGATTAAGGGGTTGCATGACGAGTTTGTCATGTCTGGAATGGAAGGCGCGATGATTAAAGATCTAGATGCACCATATAAATTTGGCAGGGGATATGAAGTAATGAAGCTTAAGGCATTTCATGACACTGACCTTAAGATTGAAGGACTCTTAGAGGGCACAGGAAAGCATTCAGGAAAGCTTGGCTCTGTAGTTGTTGATTACCATGGGGTAAAGGTTAATATTGGTTCTGGGTTCTCTGATGAGCTAAGGAAACTAGTGTGGGAGCAACCACAAAATTTTGTGGGCAGAATGATTGAGGTGAGGTATCAAGAAGTGACACCTGATGGGTCTCTTCGTTTTCCCACATTTGTTTGTTTTCGAAATGATAGAGAAGAAGGGTTAAGAGAATGAAAAAGAAAGATCTATTAGTGAAGGTTTTTTCGTGGCGTCTAGTGTCACTAATTTCGATGCTACTCACGCTGTGGGTGTTGACCGGTGACCTTATCGAGTCAACATCTGTTACAATAATTGTGCAGATCATTCAAACCATGGTCCATGGATCATTTGAGTACATATGGGACAAATATAAAAAAACATAAACATGTATAATTTCGTGCAAAATATCCGGCGGCGTGGTATAATATAAATGTTGGTTGGGGATACCCCCTGAAATAGGAGCTGACATTGTTTAAGGTTGGAGATCGAGTTAAGGCACTTACCCCCGACGGCTATCACGCCGGTGTGGTGGTTCGTGTACTCCCTGATTGGTATTGGTCAGTGTGTCAGTATGTGGTTGAGTTCGTTGAACTCGGCCGGCACGAGTTTCCTGTCGACTCCGGACTTAAGGCGGATATCTAATGGGCTACGGTTATCGTAATATGAGCGCGGACGAGCTGAAGGGCTTCACCATGGAGATCAACTTCGACGATGTGGGTTGCAATCTCACGCTGTTTGCCGGGGATGCCTGGCACTACACCAAGTACAAGATCACCTACGAGGAGCTCAGTAAGTGGCAACTCTCGGGTAAATACACGGAGGAGCTTGCATGGTCCCGATCGGAGTTTGTCCGCCAGTTCCTCGAGGACCCCAAACGCGCCGACAGTATGCCTCACAGCGGCGTCCGCGAGTGGATGAAGTCGGAAGACCAGGGACGCTACAAGCCGAATCCATTTTGTATCTTCCTCTCCAAGTGGCAGGTGTCCTAATGAAAGTCGGTGATATAGTATTCCATTCCGCTGATAGGAGCGTGGGAATCATTATAGAGGTAATCGACCATATTGAGGTTCCACCGGTCGCCAAGATATTGTGGCAGGATGGCTTTATTGATAAAGAGTGGATAGATGAGATTGAGATGGTTGCATGAAGATCGGTGATGTGGTAAAGCTCGAGGCGTCGATTCGCAAAAATGGACGTTATGCCGGGAAGATTGCACTGATCATAGACACTGATCAGTGGGGGGGTTACGTGCTCAATGTTGATGGTGAAGTGAAAAAATTTCATACAACTCAAATTATGGGGATCATTAATGAAACCCGGTGACATGGTGAGACTCATCGGATCAATGTGGTCTTCATATGAACGTGAGGGTGAAGTAGGGCTTTTGCTGGAATCCAGTATAATGAATAATCGCAGTGGATACCCAAACGCAGAGTTTTCACGGGTCTTCTGGGGTACCGATTCGCCACGTGGAAAAATTAGTATTTGTAAGACTTCACACTTGGAGGTACTCAATGAAAATCGGTGACTTGGTTAAGTTTCGTGGTAACCTTGGGATTGTTATTTGTATCGACCCTGAACAGATAGGCGACCCCCAAGAAGTGGAAGTTTCTTGGAGCGATGGTGATATTGGGAATATGGACTGTATTTTGTTGGAGGTCGCCAGTGAAAGTCGGTGATCTTGTTACTACATTGTCTAAAAATTTTCTTGGTGTTATTGTTGAGTCCCGTGTGACGCCTCGGCGAGCAGACCGAGGGAAAAATACACAATGTCATCTTATCTACTGGGCTCCGCGAGATTCAGTTAGCGTAGAGATAAATCCGGTATGGGTAATGGAACGAGATCTACTGAGGGCGTTATGAAAGTAGGTGATCTTGTTAGGGTAAAGAACCCTACATATCTTGTAACCGGTGATAATGAAGAACAGGCACGGGAGCTCTATCCATGGAAGTTCGAAGTAGGTGTTGTTATAGATGCCAGGCCGGCCGGTAAATCCTTCGATGGAAAAGAGGTATATGTGTGTTGGCCAAGTTCGCCACTGAGGACAATCCTAATCCGAGAGCTGGAGGTGATTGGATGATAAAAGTCGGTGATCTGATCAGCCTGCCATATGAACAGGGATACGCAATTGCTATGAAGGTTGTTAGGCACAGTCAGGATCCGAGCATGCCCACCGGTGATACTGCCGTCATGATCATGGGAGAGTGGGGCGAGGACTGGTGGGATGCAGATTGTTGTGAGGTACTAAGTGAAAGTAGGTAGCATGGTACTTCCGGATTTTCCGACTAACCGTAAAGATTGGCGCGCCGACTGGCCCGATGGGTCTCCTGGAATCGTGCTTGAAGAACATGAGTTCAACGTATACACAATTATGGCAGGAACGTGGGTTGAAGAGGTCAACATTGAATATCTCGTGGAGATTGTATGAATACTAAGATTAAAGTATTTGTACTAGCATCTATTCTTTCATCTTTATCCGGATGTCATAGTATTCGCTACCCTGCAATCGGTGCTAGCAGCAAATACACAGTCCGGCCAGCAAACTGGCGCGGGCAAAGATGCATATTGACCCTAGATACACATACAGGGAAAAAAATATATGTATGTGGACCTGATCGGTTTCGGAGATGATCAGCGAAAGTTGGTGGCTGGAAAATAACAATGAAGAAGATTATACTACTAATTGGAATATTTTTTTGGCAAGGTTGTAGTGTAAAGCCTGAAAAGATCTGTGTGGATTTTGTTGGCTTGAATGAATGCAACGCAAGTAAAGAATGTATGCCATTACCTGCATGGAAACCCAGTGGCACAGGAACTTATGATGGAATATTAACATGCATTAGAAAGCGTCCTTATGACATTAAAGACCTGTACCCGCCTAAATGAAAGTGGGTGACTTGGTAAGGGTAAGGCTCAAAGAATCACCTAAACGACTTCATATTGGAATTGTAGTAAGAACCCGGCCTAGGATGTATATGGTTGGAAATGCTGTAGAAGTTATGATTAACGGGGTGGTTAGAGTCGTAAAAGAAGAGCATATAGAAGTAATTAATAAAAAAGGAGTAAGTTAAATGAAAGTTCGTGATGTCCTTAAGGCTCTTAAGAGTATGAATCCGGATGATGATATTGTCCTTAAGCATCTGTATACTAGTCCGGAGGTTGTTATGACGAAGATAAGAGTGTATCCTATAGAGGGCAGGGTTATAATTGATGGCTATGAGAAAGAGAAGCATGGGGCTCATAAAGAAAACCAAACGTGAAGTTAACTTCACTAAAAACGAATCAGGTGATATTTTCTTATGCCGCCCTCCTGGATGGCTAGCAGGCTGGATGCGTCATTTATGGTTTACCCACCTAACAGGCATTAAGCCAAATATAGCTTCACCAAAATATTGGCAAGAGTTAAGCGAAAAGAATGGTGAGCTTAAGCTTATAGAATATGAGGATGGTTCATACGAGATTAGAGATGAAAGCCGGTGATTTAGTCATCAGGTGCGTAGCTGCTACTCAAACCCTCCGACCTGATCTCGGCATGGGACTAGTTGCAGATGATAATATCATAAGAAATCGTATCGGTATTATATGGTGTGAGGATAACGGGAGTGTTAGTTACGAACCGGTTAAATGGTTAAAGGTGGTTAGCAAAATTCCGCGAATATGAGACGTAGTACTAATAACTGTAAAGAGGGAGTGTATCTCTTTTTTTTTATATATACACGCATGCTTTAAGTTAGGTATATTTTCATTTTCTATCAATAGTTATTAACGAGCCAAATAAGACGCGGGTGGACTATATGAAGCTTACAAGGAAGAAAATTCGAAAAATTATTCGAGAGGCCATTAGCTGGAAAAATCATGTTGATGGCCATCCCTTTCCAGGAACCATGGAAGAGCTGGCAGATATGCATGGCAAACCATGGGGCGGAGGTGAAGTTGTGGATCCGGATGGTTGGAGTGACAATGTTAATCTTGCAGGGAAATTTACACAGGGCAAAGCACCCTCTATCTTGACAAAGAAAAAGAAAAAAGTTAGTGAGATTGCCAAGATCAAACACACAAAACAACGACTAAGAAGAATTGTTAGAGAAACCGTACAAAACAGTTCGCCCGATATGGAAGCAGAAGCAAGAGACATACTACAGCACTATAGCATGATATCATATGATGCAGGTGAAATGTACGTTGATGATGTAATTGATCACTGGGTTAGTATAGGCAATCCAGAGCCAGGTCCAGAAGTTCGTGATGTAATCATTTCCATGAATTATGGTAGTGACATCTTAGGGTAGGAAAATTAAATGAAGATCACAAAAAGACAGCTAAGAAGAATCATCCGAGAAGCCATGGAGGAAGTCTCCATGTACGACCAAGGCAGAGAAGATTCATTCGCTGGTATCCGCCCACAGTTTCCTGATGAAGATTACATGATGGGTTACAACGAGGCACAGGCTGATGCCGGCCTTCCCGCTATGCAGGCACCAAGCGATAGTGGCAGAGGTAAGAAGCTTGATCCAAGTAAACTCAAAGGCGCATTCGCCGGCAAACACTACAGAAGTAGATAAATGAAGATTACTAAACGACAACTTAGAAGAATCATCAAAGAAGAGATCGAAAAGGTAAAATACAGTGACTATGATAAGTGGGATAGTGATCCAAACCTAGATAAAATAGAGCAATTGCTTGGTACTGAACTAGACCTTAAAGGTTTTAAGTTTT